AGGATGTTATACTTCAAATAATCAATATCGGCTTTCAGATGCTCCAGAAACTCCGTGCCAGTGTTTTCTATCCTTGCTTTGATTATCGCATTGCTAAGGGCTTCTTGCGCTTCCAGAATTGCATCTACATTAACCGTGTTCCCATTCACATAATCGGTGAAACTCTGTTTGTACAGGTCGATCACCATTCTACTAAAATTTTCCATATCAATAACTATTTAACAGACATACAAAGCAAAACCTTGTACACTCCGTAAATATCTTCAAATGCAACCTCAAAGGGTGCAAAGATAGGATCTTGATTAATAGATACACACTTTACATACCCCTCTTTTTCAGCAGGAACGAGTATCTTAATCACAGTACCGTTACAGGTATCAAGCACATACACCTTTCCCCATTCGATAAAAGCCCTTTCGTTTATCCTCTTTATGAAGATCCGGCTACCGTTGGGATATTCAGGCGACATACTATCACCTGATACGGTCATAGCGAAGTCCACGCCACGGATCGGAGATACTACCTTTTCACAATCGCTTTCCTTGACCGATACAACGAAGTCATTCAAGCTGCCTCCTTGTGCGGACACTGGAAGAAGTAGAACCATCTTTGCAGTCTCTTCCGTTGCATCTTTCTGGTTGCGCTCTTTGGGATGCTCTTCTTTCGGAGTGTACAGAGTTTCCTCACTTTCTCCGTTATTCAGCATTATCCCAACTCCAGACTTTAGCCACGCTATGTTTAGTTCCGGGTAAACCTCACTTATTTTCTTCAATGTGTTTTCACGGATGCTATCACCTACTTTGTTCGCCCAACCGTTACTCATTCCGATTGAGATTTCAAATTTTTGCTGACCCAATCCCTTGTACCGAAGAAATTCCAGCAATCTATCTTTTGTTTCGCTCATTTTACCGACTTTAATTCTAATTTGATAATCAATAACTTATAATTTCCTCGCAAATTTCTTAGAAAAAAACTCCGTAATTATTTGCTTTATTAGAATTATTCTCCGTATATTTGCGGTGTAATCAATGTTATTACAGGGCAAATATATGAAAAATGTGTTTGCCAAACGCTAATTTACTGGGTAAAAATATGGAAAAAAGTAAGTTCAGACAGATTTATGACGCTCTTCCGGCAAAAGCACCCGTAGCTCCGAAAACGGCTTTTGTAAAAGAAGTTGCGGAGTTATGCAAAGTTTCAGAGAAAACTGTACGCTGTTGGTTGGCAGGAGCGCAAAAGCCGGATGCTTTGAAAATTTCCCTGCTTTCCCAAAAGTTAGGCGTACCAGAAAACGAATTGTTCAACTAATCAAATGCAACACTGATTATGAAGTTTGAAACATTAATCAATTTGGCAGGATCGGTAATCTTCGGACTGCTTGGAATCACAGCCCTAATCGGGGCGATCTTCTTTGGCGCATGGTGGCATTTCGTCACATTCGTTATGTGCGCTTTGATGGCTTATGTGCTATACACTGATGATGAGTACGGCACTGAAAGCGTGTCTGCATTCTTCAAACGTATCAAAAGCAAGTAATCATGCCTATCATTCTGGAATTATACGAACTGAAAAACCTATGCGCTGAAATGGCTGAACTGGGTGCGGCAAATTACGCAAAGCGTATCGCCCCGGCAAATGACCTTATTTCACAGCGTGAGGCATACAGGGAGTTTCAGGAGTGCCGGGTTAAGAAGTGGGTACAAAGAGGTACGGTATCTACTACTCGTGGCGGTGCTTCCATACGCTCCAAAGTTCTTTATTCCAGAGCGGAATTACTGGCTGCTGATAAATCGGAAAAACTTAACACTTTAATAAACAAGTAAAATGAGAACAATTAAGTTGGAATGTTTGACCCTAAACAATTTTAAGGGAATCCGTTACCTTACGTTGGACTTCACCAATGCGGAAACGTGGATATACGGTGAGAACGGTACAGGTAAGACAACGGTATGTGATGCCTTTTCGTGGCTTCTTTTCGGAAAGGACAGCAAAGGCAGATCCGATAGTAATTTCAACATTAAGACGTTGGATGAAAACGGAAAGCCTATCTTGAAGATAGAGCATTATGTTAGTGGTTTGCTTTCGGTAGATGGAAAGTCGGTGAAGTTACAGCGTAGGTATGTGGAGAAGTGGGTAAAACCTCGTGGAACTACAGAAGAAACGCTGAAAAACCACCAGACAGAGTTTTATGTGAATGATGTGAAACTGGCTACCAAACAGGAATACGATAGTACGGTAGCTTCCATTTTGCCGGAAGATGTTTCACGGATGATCACCAATCCGTTTTATTTCACCTCTCTTAATCCCGAAGTACAGAAAAGTATGCTGCTTGACATGGCAGGCGATGTGACGGATGAAGATGTGGCAGGATTGAAGCCGGAGTATGTGGAACTGCTTGCGCAGTTATCCGGCAAGTCGCTGGCTCAATACTCCAAAGAGATAGCCTCACGGAAAAAGGCGATCAAGGATGAGTTGTTGGTGATACCGTCCAACATTGAGACTGCAAACAGGTTGAAGCCGGAAGAAGAGGATTGGGTGGCTTTGGATGCCGAACTGACGGAAAAGCGCACGAAGAAAGCCGAACTGGAAGCCTCTTTGTCTGATAAATCCAAACTGGTAGAGGAAGAGTACAAGCGGAAAGCCAACATCCAAAAGGCTATCGGAGAAAAGCGGATTTCCCTTACCAAAAAGGAGAATGAGTTGAGGGCAACAGCCGACAAAGGTCGCAATGATGTTTCATTGAAGATCCGTGATATGGAATACAAGCTGAAACTACATGAGGGGGATTTGGTGCGGAAGCGCAACGAAATATCCTCTTATGAGGCACAAATCCAGAGAATGAACACGGAACTTGATACGTTGCGTGGGCAATACAGGCAGATAAGCCAAGAGCAACTGACATACCCGGAGGGTGCTTTCGTATGCCCTACTTGCCATAGACAGCTTGAAGCGGATGATATTGCCGCCAAACAGCATGAAATGGAGGCTAATTTCAACCAAAGCAAATCTGCAAGGCTACAGGCTAATTCAACGAAAGGGAAAGGTATCAAAGCCTCTTTGGAAGAAACAAAGAAAAAACGTGAGGATGCTTTGGCTAAGGTTGCTGAACTGGAGGCAATGATTGAACAAATCAAGGCAGATATTGAGGCTCAAAAGGCAAGTATGCCGGAAAGCGTGGATGTGCGCCAACTGATAGAATCTGATGCCGATTGCATTGCCATTCGCAATGAGATTGCGGAATTGGAAAACCAGCTTACAATGGAAGCAAAGCCAGTAGATACTACAGACCTCAAAGACGGTATTAAGGTGCTTGACAGTGCCATTTCCGAACTGGTCAAGAGGCTGGCAAAGCGTGAAGCCATAGAACGGGCTGATAAGGAGATTGCAACGCTGGAAGAAAAGCGTATTGCCAACAATCAGGCACTTGCCGATCTGGAGAAAACAGAGTTTGTCATGCTGGATTTCCAAAAGGCAAAGGATAATGAGCTTATGAAGCGCATTAATGGAATGTTCCAGATTGTTTCTTTCTCATTCGTGAATGAGCAACTTAACGGAGGTGAGAAACTTACTTGCGTATGCACCATAGATGGTGTGCCTTATCCAGATCTGAATGATGCCAAGAAACTTAACGCCGGGCTTGATATTATCAATGCCATGTGCAAGGTGAAAGGCATATCCGCACCTATCTTCATTGATAACAGGGAGCGTGTGAATGAGATCATACCTACCATTTCACAGATTATAAATCTGGTTGTTAGCCATGATAAAGAATTAACCATTAAACAATAAAGTAATGACACAGGTAACAACAGCGGTGACTACTGCAAACAGTGGAGCGGTAGCCGCAAAGAAAACAAAGGGTGTGGATCTGTTGAAACAGATGCTTAACGCACCCTCTGTAATGGAACAATTCAAGAATGCCTTGCAAAAGAACGCTTCTACTTTCGTGGCTTCTGTAATTGACTTGTACAACAGTGATTCCAAGTTACAGTTATGCGAGCCAAAACAGGTAGTAATGGAAGCTCTGAAAGCGGCTGTATTGCACTTGCCTATCAACAAGGCTCTGGGCTATGCGTTTATCATTCCTTTCAACAATAGCAAGAGAGTTGATGATCTGGATGAGAACGGCAAACCAAAGATCGGACGTGACGGTAAGACACTACAGAAGTGGGTTAAGGTCTATGAGCCTACTTTCCAGATAGGCTACAAAGGACTTATCCAGTTGGCTTTGAGATCCGGGCAATACAAAACAATCAATGCTGATGTAGTCTATGATGGCGAATTGCGCAAAGTGAATAGGCTTACTGGTGAAATAGCCTTTGACGGTGAAAGGAAGTCTGATAAGGTGATCGGTTACTTCTGCTACTTCGAGTTGATCAACGGGTTTGCAAAAACCTTGTATATGACAACCGAACAAATGGCTACCCACGCAAAGAGGTATTCTAAGGCTTTGAAGAATGACGAAAAGGCTACTATTGAGCATCTGTTGAGCCTTTCAAATCTTCCGGTATCTCCAGATAGTACGGCTGTAGGCTGGATGGGTAACTTTCACGGAATGGCTATCAAGACGGTTATACGCAATTTACTTAGTAAATACGGGTATCTGTCTATTGAAATGCAGAATGCTATCGCAAGCGACTATGAGGGCGAATACACAGATTTCCGTGATAATCTGATTCAGGACAATGCCAACAAACAGGTATTGGATATGACGGATGCGACCTATGAAGAGGTTGCAACCGAAAGTAACGCTAATCCAAATGCGGCAAATGAGCCGGACTATTAACGGAGTGTGATATGGTTCTGAAAGTGTTAGGATCAAGTAGTCAGGGTAACTGCTACATTCTGGAGAATAAGAATGAGGCACTTATCATTGAGGCTGGAGTAAGATTCATTGAGGTGAAAAAGGCTCTGGGCTTCGATATACGCAAAGTGTCTGGCTGCTTGATCACGCACCAACATAACGATCACGCAAAATACATTAAGGCAATGGTGGAAAGTGGATTCCCAACGCTGGCACTGGAAGAGGTTTGGACTGCAAAGGGGGTTACTGGAAGCCGTGCCTATTGTATTGAGCGTGGAAAGGGCTACAGGTTTGGAAGATTCAAGGTGCTGCCATTCGATGCTTGCCACGATGTGCCTTGTGTCGGCTACCTGATAGACCACCCGGAAACAGGGCGTATAATGTTCCTTACGGATAGTTGTATGTGTGAGTATGTGTTTCCCGGATTAAACCAAGTTATGATAGAGTGCAATTACTCTGATGCAAAGCTGGTGGAGGCTATCAATGCCGGGCGTACACTTCCCTCACAGCGTGAACGCCTGATGACTTCACACATGGAGCTAAATACTTGCAAAGGGTTCTTATGTGCCAATGACCTTACCAATGTGGCAAACATTGTCCTGCTTCACTTATCCGACAACAATAGCGATGAAAAGAACTTTGTTTCGGAGATAGAAAGGCAGACTGGAAAGGTGGTTTATGCGGCACATACTGGACTTGAAATAGAACTGGATAGGATTTAGGTATGGCAAAACTTCTGGTAGAGAAAAGAAACGGGCTGTTTAACCTCAAACCTCTTTATGAATGGTTCAAACATCAATTAGATGGGATGTATCGGATAGAGGTTAAAAGGGTGAGAAAACCACGATCAAACGACCAAAACGGGTGGTTGTGGGGGTGTATCTACCCGATGCTTTTAGATGCTCTTCTGGATGCCGGATATGAGTTTGTAAGCGTGGAGCAAGTGCATGAGTTCTTTAAGGCTCAAATGACTTCTGACAAAGTGGTAAACAAACACACGGGCGAAATCCTGACTTTCCCCGGCTCTACAGCCACTATGGACACGCTTACTTTCTCCACCTATTGCGAAAAGCTAAGGGAGTACGGAAGAGAGTTTCTGAATGTGGAAATACCCGATCCTGATAAATACTGGAAGTGCAATGAAAAGAATACCCAACGGTGTAGTTTCGGAACTGATCCGACTTCTGCCAGTGCTGATTGAAAACATTCCACCCGGACGGAGTACCAGAGTGGATAATGCGATAAGATTAACTAAAAAACTGATTGTCAAACTAAAAACATTGAAAGATGAAAATTCAAATTGAAAAGGAGAAAGTACAAGCCGCCTATAAAGATGCTTGTGATGGTGTAAAGGAAATGCTGATTAAGATGTTCGGCAAAGAAGTCTGTGAGGCTGCAAAACCGACACTTGACGATTACAAAACGATCAAGAGTTACGAAGATGCTTGTGAAGTGCTGGGGCTAACTCCGATCCTTTCGGAAAACAGAAACAAGGCTCTTTGCGCACAGTTTCCAGATCACTACGATTTTCGGCAAAATATGCCTAAGCACATTATAGCCCTTATGAAGCTGGAAATTATTAGCCGGGCTTTGTGGGGTAAAGACTTCCAGCCAAAGCCAGATGCAGAGGGTAAGGAAATTTATTGGTATCCGTGGTTTGCCTTATACACCAAAAAGGAAATGGAAGAAATGAGCGAAGAAAAACGTAAATCTCTGCGTGGTGCTCTGTTCGGTGGTCTTGCGTATTTTGGGGCGTATGCGGGCTTCGGTTGTCTGGGTGCGCTTTATCGTTCCTCGTACTCGTATGCGTACTTTGGTTTCCGCTTGTGCCAAGAAACGCCAGAGAAAGCGGAATACTTCGGAAAACAATTCATTGAGTTGTGGGCTGAATATCTGGCTTTCGGTTTCAAAGTTACAGGACACTTAGAATAATTCATTAATCACTAAAATGTTTGTAGGATGAAAGATGTAATGTTAGCGGACACCCCGATTGAGGAACGGGCGCAAATCTTACGGGATAGTTGCGATAAGATTGTTGAGAAGTGCTACACCCGGAAATTCGACACGAAAGAAACGAATGAAAAACGTGCTGAACTTGCCAATGTTTCCATTCAGATTGCAGATCTGGAAGAGAAACTGGCAGAAGTCCGGGCTGACTTAAAAGGGCGTATAAAGCCACTTGCTGAACGCATGGGTAAGATCCGTGGCGAATTGAAAGCTGGTGGAGAATGGGTATCTGGAGAATGTTACCAGTTCTTAGATGCTGATGAGGGAAAAGTGGCTCTGTATGATCCTAACGGTTACAAGATTGAAGAGCGTGATATGCGCCCGGAAGAAAGGACACGCACCATATTTCAGGGAATACGGGAAAATATGACGGTACAGATGTCTAAGACAGGTACAGATAACTAATGTTTAACTATTCAAAATTACCAAGATGGAAAGAAACGAAAAAGAGAACGGTTTGACCGTGAACATTGAGAACTACACAGGCGAAAAGCCTATTGAGATTGTGTACCGTGAGGGAGCTGCACCGAAATCGCCCAATCCGCTTGAAACCAAAGAGCCGGAGAAGATAGGTGTTAGTGGCGTTATCTCCACTCCGTTTGACTGGCTGGAGAAGCGTATAGGCACGATCGACCAGAAACGGGCGAATGTGAAAGTGGATCGTGAGAAAATGACGATCACCCTTACCGTGAATGAGGATGATTACTACACGAAAAACACTTTCGTTGGAAAGGTTGAGTTTTCAGAAGCCTTTGAAAAGTTCGGTATCAATGATGCCAGTTCCGGCTGGATTCCGGCAAAGCTGGGTCAGTTCCTGCGAATTAACCGTGTGCTGTTTGCCGACAAAGAAGAGTGCATGAAACTTGTTTCTCAACTCAAAAACTTTTCGGCTAAGGCAAAGGCTGAAATCCAGAAACAGCGTGATCCGTCCGGCTCTATGGCTGATGTGTACCGTCAAGAGGTGGAAAGCAACTTGCCGAAGAGTTTCACTATCAATGTGGCTATCTTCAAGGGGACTGCAAAGACACCCATTGAGATAGAGTTTGACCACTATCTGAAAGACGGTGAAGTGCTGTTACAACTTGTTTCTCCGGGCGCAAATGAACTGACGGAAACCTACCGTGACAGTTGCATTGACGATGTTCTTACCAAGATCAAAGCCATTGCGCCAGACATTGCAATCATGGAAATCTAAATGTGTTTCGGGTGGGGGGCTTTGTTCCCCACCCTTATAAGAAGTTCCACAATGGCAAGAAAGAAGAAAAATCCAATGCCTTTCGATACTGAATACTGGTTGAGCGATCCGGTATTGAAAGCACTGCCACTTGATGTTAAGGGGCTGTGGATTGATATGCTTTGCTATATGTGGGAAAGTGCGGATCGTGGCGTAATGGTTAAGCCTACAGGCGAAATATATACGCATGAGGAAATACTAAGGCTATTAGGAAAAGAAAGCTCCGTAGGTGAAAACTGGCTTGATATGCTGATAGAAAACGGTTTGTGCGGAGTTCGTGATGATGGTGCTGTATTCAGTAGGCGTATGGTTCGTGATGAGGCTATAAGGGAAAAGAGGCGTGAGGCTGGCAAGAAAGGCGGTGATGTTACAAAGGCTAAGGTTTTTGATGCAACGCCAGTACAACAGCCGCTTATGCAGAAGCCAGAAGAAAAGCCGGAAGAGCAAACCAAGCAGGGAACTGTAGGGGAACAACAGCCGGACTTATTCCCGGAAGAAAGCCCACCGCCATTAACCCCAGAACAGCAGGCAAAAGCGGAGAAAGCCAAGAAGTATAAATATGCCGAATTTGTCACCCTTACAAGGGATGAGTACGCAAAATTATGCGCCCAATACTCCGAAGAGGGGGCAAAGAGGATGATAGAAATACTTGATAACTACAAAGGTTCTAAAGGGAAGAAATACAGATCTGACTATAGGACTATATTAAATTGGGTAGTAGATAGATATAACGAAGAAATACAGAGAAATGGAAAAGCAATTAGCGGAAAGACTTCAAGCGATACTGGCAAGACAGGCAGCTACAGGGACACGCTTTAAGGTCGATATGTTTCCGCAAGAAACGATAGAAGAAATGCTGCGTATGTGCTACCAGTCGGAAGTGGAACGTAGAAGAGTAAAGTACATTGCCGATGATAGCACGCTGGAGAAAATCAAAAAGGCTGCAAAATGGCTTTGTGGTGATTACAAAGTAGGGCTGTTGCTCTATGGAAGTGTTGGTTCTGGTAAAACAACATTGGCAAAGGCAATATGCAACTTGATAGGTATTCTTTATGGTGGAAGTTCAATATCCGCTGAAAGAAGAGGTGTGTACCGTGTTTCGGCTCTGAATCTGGCTAAATCCGTAGTGGACGATCCGGCTTATTTCGCAAGGCTGAAAAACCAAGAGTTGCTGTTTATTGACGATGTGGGTACAGAGCCGGAAAGCGTGAAGAGTTGGGGTAACGAATTTTCACCAGTAACGGAACTGATCTATGCGAGATATGATAGGCAGTTGTTCACTATCGCAACTTCCAATCTGAATGATGAAGAGTTTGGCGAGCGTTACGGTGTTCGTATTGCTGATAGGATGGAAGAAATGTTTGAAAGACTGCATTACAAACAGAACAGCTACAGAAGATAAGGCTATGATTGAGTGGAATATATTAAGGGATAAAGCCCATGCCAATTCCGTAAGACACGGATTTTGGGAGAATAACCCAAGCGATCAACATTTCCTTTGTCTGGTTATCAGTGAACTTATGGAAGCTGTAGAAGCAGATAGAAAGGGCGATTACGCAGGCAAGGATATGAAGAAACTTTTTGAAGATGATTTAGCGTCTGGAGAAGATTTCAAAGGACTGTTTGAATCGCATTTGAAAGATACAGTAGAGGATGAGTTGGCAGATGCCGCAATTCGTTTGCTGGATCTTGCCGGAGCGCACAATCTGAACTTGAATAGATTATGCCTAAAGCACGTTGTTACTCCACGAAAGACTTTCACGGAAAACATCTTTGCCATAGTTAAAGATTTGGTGAATTACAAGTATTCGCAGGAAGAGCAAGTAAACTATGCTTTGCACCAGATACGGAGATTGTCAGAAATTATGGGATTTAATCTTGAATGGCACATAGAACAAAAGATGCGGTACAATGAAAGTAGAGAGGTCAAACACGGAAAAAAGTATTGAACATGAATACAAGTTTTGAAAGATGCGCCAACACCACGGATGAGTGGTACACTCCGAAATGGATCATTGATTCACTCGGTGAATTTGACCTTGATCCGTGTTCCCCTGAAAACCGATTGTGGGACACTGCCAAAAGGCATATAACGCCACAAGAGGACGGTTTGAAAACCTCGTGGGGGGGGGTAAGAGTATGGCTAAATCCCCCTTATTCACGCCCTCTAATAGAGCGGTTTGTGGAAAAGATGGTAGCAAACAACAATGGCATAGCATTGCTTTTCAACAGGTGCGACAGCAAGATGTTCCAAGATCTGATCTTCCCCAACGCAAGTGCCATACTGTTTGTTAGAGGCAGGATCAAGTTCTACAGACCAGACGGGACACAGGGCGATAGTCCGGGATGTGGAAGCGTTCTTATAGCATTTGGAGAAAGCAATGCCGAAGCTCTGGAGAAGTCAAATATACCGGGTAAATACATAAAACTGAAATGATGGACGAATTTGTAAAGACAGTACAGGAAATGAGAAAATACCAAAAGGAGTATTTCAAAACAAGGGATAAAGCTACCCTTGCTAAGTCAAAGGAATTGGAGCGGAAAGTGGATAATATGCTATCCAACTTAGCACCCAATATGCCTAATTTGTTTCAATAAGTGTGTTCAATAAACATATTTAGCAATGGAAAAGAAGAAAGTTATAGTTACCCTCTGCAAAAAGTTCCCGGCTACACACCCGAAAGCCGGAGTGCCTACAGGATTTGAAAGCAAGTTGAAAAATGGCACGAAGATCCACACTATACGGCACAATGCAAAAGGTGTATGGGATGAGCGTTACAAGGGCATTTCCTCTGGCAGAAAGTACCTATCTGTTAGGGAATGGACTGGCAGACCGTATAACTCCGAACAAAGGGAGTTTGCAAGGTATGAGGAAATAGGACTGCAACGCATAACAATGACTTATGACAGCAGCGATGCCGTGCCTCAAATCTGGATTGATGATAAGAGAGTGCCTATTGAAGTGGTAGCCAAGAATGACGGTTTGAGCGTTGAGGACTTCATTTCATGGTTCTTCACTAAGGATAATGTGTTTGAGGGTGTAGTTATTCATTTTACGGATTTTAGATACTAACAATATGAAGAAGATTTATAAATACAGGATTGAAGTAACGGATGATCAGAATATCGAAATGCCAGTTGGCGCAAAAATTCTGACGGTTCAAACTCAAAATGGTGTTCCTTGCATTTGGGCAATGGTTGATCCTAATGCTGAAAAAGAAAGAGTACATATCAGAGTACATGGTACAGGGCATACAATTCAAGACAGCGACAGGCTGGAATACATAGGTACTTTTCAAATGTACGGTGGTTCGCTTGTGTTTCATACTTTCAAGGTGTGCTGATATGGATAAGGAGCGGAAGATTGAGCGGATTAAGGAGCGTGGTTTTAAGGTTGTCACATTGGGCAAACATATCCGTGCTTCAAAGGGGAATGAGGTTTATTCCGGCTCTGTAAGTTATGTTTTTAGAATGATATTCGGTTATTGATATGGATAAGACTTGTGAAAATTGCTCCTATATGAAGCTATTGGAGATTAGAAAAGGCTATAAGGCTTATTGTTGTACGGCTCATTCCTATGTTAAGGGAGGAACACGCTATGAAGATCCGAAAGGTGTAATGCTACACTTCAAATGTAACTGTGGGAAATTCCGTAGCAGATATGAATAGAAATGAAGAGTTGAAAGAAAGTCTGGGCGAAGAGCTATGCGCATATTGCCCGTGGCGTAGAGGTGAAATAGACCATACCCCGGAAATAACGTGTGATGGTATGTTTTGCGATGATGCGCTGGAAGAGTTTCTGGAAGATAACAAAGAATACTTTGATAGCGATGAGTGACGATAGGCATTGTAGCGAATGTAAGCACTTCTGGAGTAATCCGAAAGTAGGTCAGATGTATTGCTGCAAGCTGGCTAAGAGAATAACAGCAAGAAAGAAACCATGTAAGTTTTACCAACAAAACAATAAGTAGAATGAAACATAATGCAACAAAGAAAACGGATGTGTTCCTGATTGATCCACGAAACATAGTAGTGGAAGATGGCTTCAATGTCCGTAGAGATTTTGATCTGGATGAATTGAAAGAGCAAATCAAGGCGAAAGGGGTGCTGAATCCCTTAACCGTGATCGCTTTCAAGGATGAAAACGGTGATGAGAAATACAGGCTGGTAGATGGTGAACGCAGATTCCGTGCCACTATGATAGCCATTTCAGAGGGTGCGGATATTCCCTTTGTGAAAGCGTTGAAGCGACCGCCAACAATGAGCCGTGAGGATCTGTACATAGAGCAGATGATGAGGAATGAGGGAAAGCGTTTTACTGAATATGAATGCGCTTTGATGTTCCAGCGGTTCAAAGAAGAGTTCGGATATACACAGGTGGAGATAGCGGACAAATTCAAGAAGTCCCCGGCATATATCAGCAAGTGCCTTTCTCTTCTGGATCTTCCAAAGGAGTTGCAAGAGCGGATTATGAGAAATGAGCTATCCATAACAGCGGCAAGGGAGATTGCTTCAAGCTATGAAACGGAATCGGATCAAGTGAAAGCGGCTCAAAATGCTGTTAAGGCGGCAAAGGAACAAGGAAGAGAGACTGCAACCAACAGAGAGGTAACAGCCCACCTGAAAGAATCAAATGAGGCTAAGGCGGTAGCCAATGCCTTGCGTAGTATCTGGGCATATCTGGACGGTGAAAAGATGGTAGATGTGGATCGGCTGATTACGCTTCTGGATAAGGAACAAAGCCTATACCAAGCAATGAAACAATATAAAAAGATGTAAGTATGAAAGTATTATTTTTTGATTTGGAAACTACTGGCACTCTGGTAAATCGGCACGGCATTCACCAGATAAGCGGTATGGTAGTAATTGACGGTGAAGTCCGTGAAAGTTTCAATTTCCATGTACAACCCAATCCGAAAGCCGATATTACACAAGAGGCTCTGGATGTGGCAGGAGTTACAAAGGAGCAAATAATGGCTTACCCACCTATGGGCGAAGTGTACAGGCAGTTTGTGGATATGCTGGCTAAGTATGTGGATAAGTACAACAGGCAGGATAAGTTCTTTCTTGCCGGGTACAACAATGCCTCATTTGATAACCAGTTTCTCCGTGCATGGTTCGTGCAGAATGAAGATAAGTATTTCGGATCGTGGTTCTGGAGCAATTCTATAGATGTGATGGTGCTTGCCACTCCGTATCTTGCCGCCAGACGTGCGGAAATGGAGAATTTCAAGCAGGGGACGGTTGCAAAGTTTCTGGGCATTGATGTAGATTCCAACCGCTTGCATGATGCGCTCTATGATATAGAGATATGCAAGGCGATATTCGATATTGTTTCACCTTACAAAGTCTGATTATGGCAAAGAAGAAAGAAAAAACATTTGATCCGATGCCGGATGATCTTCTGGCACTACAGGATGAGTATATTTCCGTTGATGCTGAAATAACCCGGCTGGAAGAGCGTAAGAAGCAGTTACAGGATCGTATGCTGGAGCTTATGCAAACACACGACCTGAAGAAAGCGGAGAATGAGAGAATACGAATATCCTACATTGCACCGTCCAAGCGTAAGAATTTCGACAAAACCAGATTCCAAGAGGAACACAAGGATATGTATGCTCAATATCTGGTTGATGTGGAAACGAAAGCATCTATAAGAGTATCAATTAAAACCCAAGAATGATATGAAAACTGACGAAACCAAGAAAGCAAGAGTTATCTACCCGGAATACTGGGCGAAACGTAAGAAAAGGCTTAATGCCGGATTCATTAAGATGCTGGAAGAAACGGCACAAAAAGAAGCGGAGTGTTCCGATGAGTACGGAGAATACAAGACGGGTACATTCCTCTACAAGTCCGCTATAGTAAGCGTGAGAAAGGAAAACGACCTCTGGACTTTGCACATGATGAGCGAAGTTCCTATAGGCTTGCCGCTTATCAAGGAAATACGATACAAGTTTTTGCCGGACAACCTTTTGATGGCGCAACTGTATGCACCAAGAAAGGATGCAAGTGAAATGAAAGGCGTGATATTGTATGAGATTCCCAACAATCAAGAAAACGAAGTAGCGGAATGATTTGTATTGGGATAGATACAGGCGTACATACGGGATTCGCTGTTTGGGACAGCAAGCAGCGATCCCTACTTATGGTGACTTCTTTGCCTATTCATAAGGCAATGGAAAATGTGAGATCCTTGCGTGATGAATATGTGGCTGTAGGCGATAAGGTGTTTGTGAGGGTGGAAGATCCGAGGCAAAGAAACTGGTTCGGCACTGAAAGGATGTCAAGGGAAGAGGAAAGGAAACGGCTGCAAGGCGTTGGATCGGTGAAGCGTGATGCCTCTATCTGGGAAGATTACCTGAAAGATCTGGGAGTTGAGTTTGAAATGGTTGCCCCGAAAAGGAATGTAACCAAGCTCAAACAGGAAACTTTCAAGCGATATACCGGGTGGAGAAAGCAGACAAATGAGCATGGCAGGGATGCGGCTATGCTTGTTTTCGGTTATTAGGCTATTTTTATGCTTAAAAGTGTGTTTAGTAAACACATAAATTCATATCTTTGTATCATTAACCAAGTAAATTGAAAGCTATGCTGATAATTGATGTTCTTATCGTGTTTGCCGTGATAGTTGGCGTTCTGTTTGTGTTGCATAATTGGGGCGGCTACCTTGTAAACAAGTGGATGCCAGCCGACAATATGAAGCAAGGTGATGTGATGTACATTTACCTAAACAACGAATACAACAGGAAAGCCACAATTTCAAAGGTTGAGGAAAACCGTGTCTTTATCTATGACAAACTGCCTTTGCCTTTGTCCTATCGTGGCAAGTTCTATGCCGTTGGCGTAGATGTGTCGGATAACAGCCGTTTCCTATACATGAGGAAGCGTAGATATATCATACCGTGCCGGATTGTAGAGCGTTTCCGCAAATCTATAGGGCTGGATCAGTATCTGGATAATCTGCCAGTGAGTGAGGTGGAGGAAACGGAAGATAACGAGGAAAAGGAGGCAGAGGATGAAGTGTAGCGAGATTACATATCGCCCTTTGTCGGAAATGGTGCTTTTGGAATCCAATCCGAGGACTATCAAGAAAGCCGATATGGATCGGCTTGTGGATAGTATCAAGATTTACGGATTCTGGAAGCACCGACCTATTACGCTATCCGACCGGACGGGCAAACTGGTTGTGATAGCAGGAAACCAGCGTTTGAAAGCGGCTAAGAAATTGAAGCTGAAAGAAGTCCCTACCGTTGTCTATTCGGATCTTACGGAGGATGAGGAAAAGAATATCATTCTCCGGGACAATATCAATAACGGAGAATGGGATTTCAACGCATTGCAAGTGGATGATGTCTGGAAAGATACCGATTTCAGCTTTATAGGTCTGACTATCCCGGAGGATGCAGAGCCTAAGAAGTCAAAGAAGAAAGCGGTTGAAGAGGATGAGCCGGAAGATGAGGCAGCGAGCGATGAGCAAGAGGATGGAAGCGAAGAGGCAAACGACAAAGAGGCTTTCTACCGCTCCATGTTCAAAGATGTTTTGTATGAGAGCGACAACATTTTTGAGATCCCCAACTTGCTTCTGGAAATGCAAGCCGGAAAACTGGAGTTGCCGTTATCTCCGTGGGGTGCAAACAGCCGTTTGAGGAAAGATGTAGCCACCTATCATTTCTATGTGGATGATTACAGGTTCGAGGCTCTTTTCAAAGATCCGATCAACTTGCTTGCAAGTGGCTGCAAAGCTGTGGTAGAGCCGAATTGTAGTTGCCACGACCAGACACCTATAGCGTGGGGCTTGCAACTCATCTACAAAAAGAGGTGGTTATCCCGTTACTTCCAAGAGTGCGGTATAAGGGTGTATGCTGATTTGAATGTATCTCACAAATTCATAGAGTACAACAAAATGGGGATTCCGAAAGGATATAATGCTTTCGCCACTCGTGGGCTGGACGGATGGATGGAAAGCCTTAAATCGGATCTCCAAGTAGCACAAGAGATTTCCGGGCTTGAAAAGCCTAACCTACTTGTTTATGGAGGCGGTAAGGATGTGCAAGCGTTTTGCCGGAAACACGGGCTACTGTATGTAACCGATTTTATAAACGCAAAAAAGAAGTAGCGAATATGGGAAGAAATTCAAGCGGAACACGTGGAGGCTTACAGCCGGGCGATGCCACTTTCAAGGGTAAAGTTTCAAATGTAGAGCCGTTGGTGAACATGAAAGATCCAGCGGTGTACAAAGCGACCAAAGAAGCCATTTCCAGATACCATGCCGTACTGGGTGTAAGGCAGCGTAGTGTGAAGTTGGCGGATCTGCCAGCAGGAACATACGGAGTTCATGTAACGGCTAATGGCAAGTCTGATGGCGTGTATCTTAACAAGGCTCATTTCAACCAGTCAAGAAGTGCTATCGAGGCTTCGCATAGGAAAGGATATGCAAGCGGCTGGAGTACCAAGACAAACAAGCCTATTGCGCACACAGTGACACACGAACTGGCACACGCAACATGGAATCAGCACATGACGGGTGCAAAGCAAAAGGCGGCAGGAAAGGAGATCAACAAGCTATACACCCAATGGCGTAAGGATAAAAAGAAGTCCGGCTATGGTAAGTATGCCGCAACCAATGTAAGTGAGTTCTGGGCTGAAACGGTGACGAAAGCCATACATGGAAAGTCCGACAAATACACAACAGCGGTTAAGAACATAGCCAAGAAGTACAAATTATGAGTATTTTTGTAACGTCTAAAGATATTGAATATGAAAAAGATTGAACTTACAGAAAAAGAAATTGAGGTGATCCACCAGCAACTCAACGGAGAAATTGAGGTGCATAGTGCCACTGAAGAGCAGCAAAAGTTGCTCATGGGAGTAATTGACAAAGCAAACAAACTTCTGGATGAAGAAGATGCTTATGATGAACTGGAAGCGCAAGGCAATGACTTGATAGATTGGTATTGGAAGAAGTACCAAGCACAGGAGAATGCCTAAGCAGACCGAATGAGAAAGAGAATCGGGTAAACTATATCCGATTTTCTTTTGGCTTTATAGTGTGTTCAATAAACACAGATTGTTATGATTAAAATGAGTTTCAGTATGCAGAAGAATTTTTCTGATGTGGAAATTTCCACGCAAGGCGTAGAAGAAGCCGGAAGCGTTGAAGCCACATTGTACGATAAGATCAAGGAGGTAGTAAGGGGGTTGCCCCTATTCCTTGTTAGTGACAGCCTGAAAGTAGGAGTAGAAAACCATATTGTGACAGATGCGAGCAAAGAGGCTTTCCCGGTACTGACAAAGGGCTACAAGGTAACAACCAGCTTTAGCGGATATGAAACGGTGATGGGTAGTGTAGATACTACCATTGAAGCTATCTATCTGGATAAGGAGGGTAAGGAGTACAGCGAAACGGATTGTTTGGTTGTGGCAAAGACATACGAAGAAGCAGAGAAAAAGAGGAAAGAATTGTTGAATGGCTAACCCGTCTGTGGAATGAGAAAACAACGGGAAAACAACGGAGAAGTTGAGAAATGGCAAGATTTGAAAAGGGTAATTCAAAGGGTAACAGGTTCACGAAAGACAACCAGCCTGAAAACCCCGGCAGGAAGCCAAAGATATTTTCCATACTGAAAAAGAAGTACGGAATAAATCTGGCTTCCAATGGGACATTTACCCAAAGCCAGATTATTGATTTGCTCCAGTCGCTATTGAGTGTGGATATAAGGCAGACAACAGCCCTAAACCTATCGCTCAACAATGACATGAAGAAGATAGCGGAACAAATACGGAATGGCGAAACTCCAGACTCTCTAAGCAAGGATGAAGTGATAAGCCAAGTGTTTGTTGCGCTATCGCAGGCTATCAACAGGGAAACATCAAAGGGGGAAAGCTACACGATCCGTTGGATCATTGAGTATCTGTTTGGGAAAGCCACACAGCCCATTGAGGGCGATGTGAATGCCCAAGTAACGACAACAAACAATGTGGATTTGTCCGCATTGAGTACGGAGGAACTATTGCAATACAATTCCTTACTTGAAAAGATCAGCATGAAGAAAGATGGCAAGAAGTAGCAAGGCGATAACAGTACCTATGGGGCTTGCAGTCAAAATTGAGTTGTTCAAGCGTGGCTGTTTTGACTTCATTGTTTGCCGTGACGGTAAGAGGCACGACAAACAAGCTGATGCTTTGCGCATTCTTACCGATACAGAACACGTTGAAATCTTGTATGGTGGTGCGGCTGGTGGTGCTAAGTCGTGGACTGGTGCGGCATGGCTTATCTTCATGTGCCTTTGCTACCCCGGCACGAAGTGGTTTATAGGACGTGCGGAGTTGAAGCGTATAACCCAATCCACACTGATAACATTCTACCAAGTGTGCGCCCGTTACGGTGTGAATGACACGCTTTATAAGTACAATGCCAACCTTAACTACATTGAGTTCTACAACGGATCACGCATTGACTTTCTGGATTTGCAATACAAGCCGGGTGATCCTCTGTATGAGCGTTACGGATCTATTGAGTTCACGGGCGGTTGGATTGAAGAGGGCGGAGAAGTAAACTTCGGTGCTTATGATACCCTCAAAACCCGTGTGGGGCGTTTCAAGAATGAAGAATACGGGCTAAGGCGCAAACTCTTTATCACTTGCAACCCCAAAAAGAACTGGATGTATGATTTGTTTTACAAGCCTTTCACTACTGGCAAACTTCCAGAATACAAGTATTACATATCGTGCCTTGTGCAAGAGAATCCGTTTATTGATCCTGATTACATAGAGGGATTGAAAACGACCTCTGACAAAGTGAAGTTCGAGCGTCTGTTTAAGGGTAACTGGGAGTATGACGATAACCCAAATTCCCTTTGTTCCCATGATGCTATCATGGCGATATTCGGTAACAGGATCGCCAAGAAAACAGGCACTCACTACCTAACTGGAGATATTGCCCGTTTCGGTGCTGACTATGCGAGGATAGCCGTATGGGACGGATGGAATATCATAGACATAAGGAGTTTTCCCGTAAGCAAGACTACAGACATACAAGCGTACATTATCCGATGCCAGAAGAAGTACCGAATACCAAACTATCGGTGTATCGTGGATGAGGACGGTGTGGGCGGTGGTGTCGTGGATAGTTGCGAGATACAGGGATTTGTGAACAACAGCCGTGCTTTGAAAGATGAGAACTACCAAAACTTGCAAGCGCAATGCGGCTACAAGCTGGCAGAACATATCAACGCTTCCGATGTGGGCATAGATGAGGATCTGGTAAGTCAGGCGGACAAAGAGCAGATAGCGAGGGAACTTGAACAACTGCAAACTTGGAAGCCGGACGATGACGGAAGTTTGAAGCTGAAACCAAAGGAGGCAATCAAGGAGGATTTAGGTTGTTCCCCGGACTGGCGGGATATGATGCTCATGCGATCGTGGTTTGACTACAACGAGTATGAGATACCAGACGATATAGAACGGAGATTAGGTTTAACCGGGTAAATTCAAATAATATGGGATTATTCAATGTACTGACAAACCAAGTGAAAGCGGCTGTTGGCTACCAGCAGAGCTTGACGGAGCTTTTGGATGCAAAGGATGTATCAAGAGCCTTAACGATGATGCACGATCATTCCATTGTCGCTGCCAAGAATCTAAGAGATTACGAGGTAAGCAGCCACAAGATAATGGAAAGAAAGGATCGTGCGGTGTACGATAAGAAAGGCAATTTCTTACGCTGGAGCAAGAGGTGGAAAATTCCTATCCCCTACCAGCAGTTTATCAATGAAATTGCTTTGGTGTTCCTCTATGGCAGACCAGTAAAATGGGGGCAACTTTCAGAGGGGACGGATGAAGCATTTGAGAATTATAAAAACCTGAATGATGAAGTCCACTTCAATGCCCGTGTAAGGGAAGCCAAAAGAGCGGCTGGATCGGAGGGATCAGCGGCTATACTCTACCATGTGTATAGGGACAAAGAGGATAACCCACGTCTTTTGCTTAATGTGCTTTGCAAGAAGAATGGCGATGATATTTACACCGTAAAGGATCAGTATAGGAAACTCAAAGCCTTTGCGTGGGGCTACTATCTGACAGAGGCAGGGAATAGGACGGTTTACCATGTGGATATTTACACAGCCGATACCATATACCGTGCGAAGCGTGGAAATATCGGCTGGGAGGTTGCGGTACTTCAAAACCCTATCGGGAAAATACCCGTGCTTCTGTTTGAGCAAGAGGTTGAACACGCAGGAGTACAGCCGATGATCGAGCGATCGGAGGCTCTGGAAAGCACGGATGCTGATGTAAACGACCGCTTTGCAAATCCGGCTATGGTGGCAACTTCTGAAATTCTCAACTCATTGCCAAAGGCAGAGGATGAGGCTAAGTTGTTTATCCTCAAAAATGGAGGTGAGGTGAAATACCTTACATGGGATCAAGCCTCACAGAGCAAGGCTAACGAGTACGAGCGTCTGGATAAGCACATTCTTTCCAAGACTTTCACGCCAAACATTGATTTTGACAACATGAAGAGTTTGGGCAACCTTTCCGCAAAGGCTATCCGAAAGGTTATGCTTCTGGCTGTTATCAAGGCGGAGAAGCGCAAGGAAACCCACGATGATTACATGAATCGCCACGCAAGTATCATGCTTGCTATTATGGGGAATGTGTTGGACTATCGTAACAAATCCAAGTATGAGGCATTGAAACTGACACACGAGTTTCAAGAGCCGTTCGGTGAAGATGTCAGTGAAACGCTTGCCGATGTGCTGAAACAGTACGGGGCTGGCGCACTCTCTTTGCAGTCCACTCTGGAACTTTCCTACCTTGTGAAGAATGCCCAAAAGGAGTACGAGCAAATCAGCAAGGAGCAAGCCGAAGCAATGGAGCGGCAAATGGCACTTAACAGAACTGATGTATTCGGGGAGGGCGAGTAATGAGAAAGCGTATAGGATATTCCTTGTGGGACACTGAAACGAATGAGCTTGTAGAAAGTATTGACTATGGCAAGGATGAGATACAAGAGATAGCCGATAGCAAGAATCATTCTGTTTGTCCCATGATTGAAAATGAAGATGGCTATATGGAGTATGCAGATCCAGAGCCATTGAGATATATACCCGTAAAAGTAACGATAGAAGAGATAGAGTAATGGAAATAAAGACTAAGTTTAATGTTGGTGATAAGGTTTGGATCATGCGTGATAACAAGCCGGAGAATATACGCATTGACGGAGTGGAAATAGAGGTAAGAGGTGGAATCATACCCGGAACTGGCGGTATTCTTTCTGGGGAACTATATACAAAGATCTTGTATGTGGAGATACAGCGTAATGATTACCGTTGTGCTGGTGATAAAGATCCTATTTACTACCATAGTGAATGTAATTGTTTCAGCACCAAAAAGGAGTTGTTAGATAGTTTTCTAAATGAAGATGAAAGGTAATGGCAAAGAAACTGAAACGATCCGAATTGAAGTACCATTGTAGGGAGTGCAAGCACTCTCACAGCTACCATGAATTGAATTGGAAAGGCGAGCCGTTTTTGTGCAAATGCCCGTTCCACAAGTATTCAAAGTTTCTGGATAGTGATTGGTGCGAACATTTTCAAAAGAAAGGGTAACGGAGTATGGCTAAGTACATAAACGAAAAGAAGCTACAGCAGGAGTTATTCAAGCGCACGGAGGGGTACGCTGCCGAAGTGCGCAAAATATATCTGGATTCACTGGGTAAAATCATTGAGCTTGTGAAAGGCACGGAGCTTGAAGATGGTAAGCCGTTTTCCTTTTCGGATTATGGATATAGTGAAGATGTTACGCCCATACTTCGCAATATGTACAGCCAGACTTACCAGACGATCCGAAACAGCGTACAAAAGGAGTGGCTTTTATCCAATGAAAATAATGATGCTTTGGTTAAAAGTGTGTTTGGTGAACGCTCTATAGAGGATAACCACTTTGCCCGGTTCTTTCTCCGCAACATGGAGGCTATGGATGCTTTCTTTGCCCGAAAGACAAAGGACGGCTTAAACCTATCGCAAAAGGTATGGAAGTACACGGGAATGTACAAAGAAGAGCTTGAAAAGACTTTGGATCTTGCCATTGGTGAGGGAATACCAGCCAACAGACTTGCTACCAAAATCAAAGAGTATCTGAACGACCCGGATAGATGGTATAGGCGTTTCCGTGTGAAGATCGGAGAAGATGAGAACGGAAATCCTATCTATGGCAGGAAATGGAAACGCAGGGTGTACGACCAGACAACAGAAACATACAAATGGGTGGATGATGATCCGAAGAAGTATCACCCCGGCAAAGGTGTTTACCGTTCCTCATATCGGAATGCCCAAAGGCTTGCCCGGACTGAAACGAACATAGCCTACAGAACTGCCGACTTTACCCGTTGGGGACAACTGGATTTTGTGGTGGGCATTGAAATCAAGTTGAGCAACAACCACCCCGTACATGATATTTGCGATGATCTGAAAGGCATCTATCCCAAAACTTTCAAATGGACGGGCTGGCATCCTAACTGTAGGTGCTACCAAGTGCCAGTGCTGGCAAAGGATGAGGAAATAGAAAAGATGCTGGATAAACTTCTGGAGGATGAGAACGCCACACTTGAAAACAGCGATAACGAAGTAGAAGATTATCCGGCTCATTTCAAAGGTTGGGTAAAGTCAAATGAGGATCGTATCAATGAAGCGAGCGCAAAGGGAACTTTGCCCTACTTCATAAGGGATAATAAGGGCGGTGTGGATGAGATATTGCACCCTCTGACACCAGAACAGAAGCACCATAAGGAATTAGTAAGCAAGTACGGAGAAAGTGCCGTACAAGCCTTGTATGATGCTTTTGATGCTTTCAAGGCAAAAATATCCGTTGGGGATCTCCAGTACCAGATAAAGAAACTGGAGTTTGAAAAGAAGTGGGTAGCTGACAAAAACAAGTTTCCCACTTCGCCCGAAATGGTGAAGATGCTTGAAAAGGAGTTGGAAGCGGTCAAGGCTCAATATGAAATCCAGTTAGCCGTAGATGCTGCCAAACCTTTGCTGGAGTACAAAAGCAAAAGCAAGCCTTTGAAAGCATTGCAAAATGAACTGAATGAGGCTATCAATGGCGGAAAGACTGCAACGGAGATTAGAACACTGACTGATAAGGTTAAGGCGAAGATCCATGAGGTAGAGAAAGCCAGACTTTCCAAGCTGGCAAAGCAAGGCGATGGATCTACCATTGACTTGTATGCTACAGCGGAAGAGAAATTGGAAGTTGCACGGCTTCAAGATGCTTATGATAAGGCTTTGGCTCAACACGGTAGCCAGTGGGATAGTAATGTTGGGTATGCCTACAAGCGTCTTGCTGAATACAAGAAAGAACTTGCATTGAAGTATGTTGATAAGCAAGGCAAACTGGTTAAACTGAACGGAGAAACGGAAGAACTTGCGAAAAAGGCTCTGGATGAGTATGTCAATGCACCTGTAAACCATTCCGGGAATAATGCTATTGGTGGCAGATGGCAGAACTACAGTAGCGAAGAGGATAAGATGAGGGCATACAGCAAAAAGACTGGCATTCCTGTAGATGAGCTTGCGTTGATCAATCGCTACACCTATGGCTCTAAATGGTGCAATAATTATGGCTATGGCATAGTAGATCCGTACTTCGGGAAAGTTGAGGATTACGGAGGATTGTGCCAGAAATACTATCCGGCTCATAACGCAGCACTGGAGAAAATGCCACGGTATAACGGCACTGTTTTCTCTGGTATTAGCTTTGATTCTATGAAGCTGGAGAAGTATATCAAGGAAATGCAACAATGCTTATCGTCTGGAACTCCCTATGTAAACAAGGCTTTTATGTCAAGCACCACAAGCATAGAGAACACGGCAATCTTTGGCGATAATCTTATGCTGGTGATCAAGAGCAAGAAAGGTGTGGATGTGAAAGCCATATCACACTACCCCAATGAAGATGAGGTTGTGTTTCGTGCCGGATCACGCTTCAAGGTGCTAAAGGTGTACCAAGAAACGGAGCGTAAATTTGGCTTTGGAAGAGGTTGGGTTGTGGAGTTGGAAGAAATATAAAAAAAGAGGGGCTGTTAAGCCTCTCTTTTGCCAGTTTCAAAGGACTTTTCCCAATTTGTAGTATCTCCGTATGGATTTGGGGATTTACCGGGTAAATAGTCATTGATAAGTTCCTTTTTCCACTCATTGTAGGCTTCTGTGAGGCTTTTTTGTGTGTCAGCCTTATCAAGATACCCGAAGTGGAAATTACGCTCATATTCCCAAAAAGAAGCGGCTAAGGGATGGAATGTGTCTTTGGTGTACGGATTCTCCTTTTCGCCCTTATACCAATGGTAATTTGAGTAATCTTCTGTTATGCCGGAAAAGAATCCGGCTTTGTTCCAATCTTCATTTGCCATATTGAGATCTGTTGTTTAGTTTCTGAAAGAAATCCCCAAACGTATTGAGCATATCAACGGGCAACCTGTTGAAAGCCTCTTTGAGCATATCCTCTGGTATATCCCATTGCGCTTCTGCCATAGATCCTACTATTGCGCCTATGGTGTCACTATCCCCACCCCAAGAGATCGCCCGTCTTATGGCATCTTCAAAGGAGTTGCTTACACGGACTATTTTCAGACAAACGGGAACTGTACCCGGACACGTTTCATCAAACACGCCAGAGAAGTAATTGCCAAGCATAAAGCATGGGTAGTACCGATTCATTTCCCTTTCAAGTCCGGGCAGATTATGTGTTGTGCGCAGGTGAAAAATAGCGTGTGCAACGGCTACAGCACCTTTTATTCCCTCTGGATGGTTGTGTGTCACACTTGCAGTCTTTTCCGCTTCTGTCAGCACATCTTCCAGCCTATCAAATGCCCATGCTACCGGGCTAACTCGCATTGCCGATCCATTCCCGAAACTGTTGTACGGTTGCGGATCGCTTGAAGCTATCCAACGGGCAAAGCTACCACCGTATGCTCCTTTGGGATTAGGGTATTTTCTGCACCAGTCAAGCAAGCTGCTTTTGTAGTCAGTGCCTTTTGTTATGGCATCCGCTATCGCAATGGTGCAAATGGTATCATCCGTGAAAGTGCTTTCCTCGGTGAACATTTCAAAATCGTATTTGTCTGTATTGCGGAACTCAAACCGTGATCCTACAATATCTCCAATAATCGCTCCTAACATATCACTTGAAATTTTGATTATAATACCTTTCTGCCTGTATTCTGGCGTACTTCGCTTTCCTGTATTTCATTCGGTAATACCATCTTGTGAGCCAGTACGAACAAACCAGCTTATCCATCCACTTCATTTCTTCAATATATGCTTCCGCAACGGATTGTTTCATAATAGAATCCATGAGTGAATTAAACTCCTTTCCAGTTTCAGCAATGCTTTTCGCAACCTCTTCAAATGCTCTGGATAACTCATTTGCGGAATCCTCGCATATCTTTCTGATTGATTTATCATCTTCCATGTTACGCTCCTTTCTTCGATTGTTGTTTTCGTTTGAGTTTCCCCATCCGAATAATACAATACTTGTTTGAGTATTCCCCATCGGAAAGATCCACATTCCAAAGGCTTTCTTTGGCTATTCCTACCAGCTTTTCCGGCAGTGTGTCATAGATTGCTGCCTTTGAGCCAAAGTAGTAGTGTTTCTTTCCGTTGTATGGCTCTCTTAGTTCTACATGGATAACCTTAAATTCCTGCTTCATACTACTGTGTTTATTGAACGCAAATATACTAATTATATTACATATAACAAATTATTAACTATCATTTCGTACTATAACAAGATTGCTTCCGTCTGGCATACGGAAAGCCTTGTTAAATAACTTCTGGCATCTTTTGGGTGGATTTATATATGAATTATGAAACTCTCCGAACATAGTACAATGCCCTTTCCCCAAATTGGGTTGATAATGTGTTGATCCGCTAAAGAAGAACGGGCAAGTACCACAACTTCCCGGCTTATCGTAGAATATTTCCCCGTTTATTGTTACCATTTCTCGGAATCTAAGATTAAACCTCCGTTAAGTATATGATCAATCATTCCATCTGACATTTTTAGTGTCTGTTCCAAAGTTGGGCGATACCAATCAAACACCATAACATAAGGGGGCACAGTTTTTTTGTCGAAAGTCTTAGTATGATACATTGTGCCACCACATCTTGTACAGCGCATAGTAAAAGGGGTTACGCCCTTATCTTTGTATGTGGTGTGTATCATATATTCGCACGTATCGCATACATATCTATCAACGGTATTACGACCGTCATACATTCTCTTTTTCTCAATACCATTTACAAGTTCGTTGTATCTTTTCTCAATCTGTTCTTTTGTCATTTTGTTTCCTCCTGTATTTGTTTGATTTTTAACTTCATTCTTTCTTCTGCTACCCGTACATTAGCAATCTTTATGGCAAGTTTTTCACGAGCTTGCAGTAAATCCGCATCGGTGCTCTCATCGAAAAACATATTGTGTACTTTGTTATAAGACACATATTCCTCAATCTTTCGCCTTACCCTTGTTACTTGTGCCTTTGCCGCCAGAAGTCTTTTAAGATCCTCATTAATGCGTGTGTCAAGTCCCAAACGCTTATCGTAGAAACTCAATGTGTATCTAACATTTCCTTTTGGGTATTTGCACACAAGTTTTGCCTTTCTCCACTCCATTACCCACCGCTTGCGATCGTAAATCTCACGGGGTAAATCGTAGCTGAATAATCGTACATAGTTTCCTTGTTCGTCTATTCGCTCAAAGCTGACAAACACCCAACGCTGAACATCCAGATCCTTTTCTGCTTTGGCGTAATCCTTTGCCATCTGGATAAAATCATCAATGCTTTCTTGTGCCATATCAAAATACTATGTTGAATGGTTTGTTTCTCAAAGTAGGCAGTTTGCTAACCACAAATTCGGAAAGCTCTTCTATATCCAGAGGAAAAGCCGGGCAATACCTGTATCGCAATGTGGCAACAAATCTGCCTTTGAGCATCACATCAATAAACAGTGTTTTCATGCCTCTATTATCTTAGTTATATATTAGTTTTATAGTTTTATGAATATCTCCGTTACTCTATTAGTTACTTCTCTCGTACTTTATCAGTTACTCTATCAATTACTCTGTTAAATTTTAATATGGTACTAATTGATCCATTCATTATAAATGTCCTCCCAATTATCAAGTAATCCAACTCTTGCCCCAAAAACATTATAACAACATTCTACTGTTTCTTTTGGCGGTAAATATCTACCATCGCTTAACATGATATATCCCTCGTTTATTTGTTGTTGTAGCAATTCCATATCTACTGGCATAACTTCATCCGGGAACAAAACAACATTACCCTTACTTGTTTGATAACTTACTCTCGGTATTTCATAATGGTATCTCTGACCTGTAAGCAATGAGCATATACCTATCTCGCCTGTGATAAGATGAACTTCCGTATTAGGAGCATTTATTACCATAAAATATGCGTTCTCATCATTCTTAAAATGATTTACCGTTCTACCCACAATTTTTGTATCGCATTTATCAATCCTTGCATCAAATTTGAATCCTGTATCATCGTGGTTTAATATATAATGTCGTACATGTTCCCATGTCCTAACGGATAAAAATTTGGGTGCTGGAAGATTTAGTGTTTTTTCAGTTCCATCATCATATTTAAGTTCATGCTGAACGTAACTACTCCGTGAACCAGTAAGGCACATTTCAACAATATCAAAACTCTCATCATATCCATTTTCTGTAGAGTATTCTTCAAGTACAACGCTTTCACTTGAAACTACTTCATCAATTATCTTTTGAAATTCTTCTTTTGCATTATGAAGCAAATTCCCGGTATTCATTTTGTCCTGCATGGGGATTTGTGCAACAAGTTTTATCGGATATTCCCTTTTCTCGTTATCATAGCACATGTTTTCTACAATACCGCATTTTACCTTTCCGCATTTTTCGTGAAAGAAATTCATTGTTCGTATCACGTCTTTTGTGCTTAATTTTGTTGGCTGTGTTACAAACACTACATAGCTAACTTTTATTCTACTAAGCAACTCTATGTGAACATTTGTAACACTCGGTGGAGTATCTATAAGAACGAAATCAGGGTTAATAATCCGGAGTTTCTTTTTTGCCAGTTCGAGATACTGCCTTACCATAGACTTTTCCAGATATATAAAGTTATCAAACATATTTCCAGAAGAATGAATCCAAATGTTATCTTCCGGGTGATCTCCAGAAAATTCTGTATTCATAGAGGGGGTATTTATATCTGCATCTATGATAAAAACTTTATTGCCTTGCTCTGCAAATAACCTTGCAATATTGGCTGTTGTAGTAGTCTTTCCTACTCCACCCTTACCTGAATAAACAATAATTGCTTTCATTTATTTTCTGATTCTAATTGTTTTTTGTACTGATCGTATATCTTATACGCTTCTTCCATTTCACAGTGAGTAATAGCGCATATAGAAGCCATTGCCGGAAACTTATCTTTGTATATTTCAACTATTCTCCTTATATGTACTTCATCTGGAGTATTTACCCATTTTATTATATGTTGTTCAAATTCAGGGCTTATCATTACAAACCTCCTTTCTTGCTATGTGCACACCTCTGGTATAGTTCCGCTCTACCTTGCGCAGATCATCATACTTGCTTTGTGCAGCCGTTTTCAACACTCTGGGCTTTTCTCCTACCCATTCCGCTTTTACACCTTGCTCTCTTAGAGCCTCCATTATTGCATTTTTCAGTATTCCCATAGCTATAAATTATTCGTTGTAAATCAATCGCATTATTCCAAGATTAACGGCATTGACGATCGCAATGCGCTTGTAGTACCGTTCACACGCCACTTTGAAGCCGCCACACCAAGCGCACTTTGCTTCATATTGGGCTATTATGTCCTTTTCTGCCTTATTCAAGTCTGTAGCTGGAAAGGCTTCACCTATGCGTATCTGGTCGTTCTTATCGTGCTGTAGCACTCTGATGTAAATTGGATTATTCATATTCGATGTTGCATTTGTTGGTTAAGGGTGGGTTTCCCCACCCGTTTTGTTATTGTCTTGCCCACTCTTCAAAGGCTCTATAGTAACTATGTCTGATAAACAGCATATCGCCTGAACCATCACCCCACCAGTCGTTACAGTGGGAAATATATCTGCCTGTCTGGTTTCGGTTTGCCGGGCATAGCTTTTTGTAGATAGATCGGAACATTGCGGCAACCTTTCTACCCGAAAAATGCCCGGCTTCTTTTGCATCATTGGTACAATAGCCATACATTCCTACTGTTTCTATATTCCCGTTCTCATCCAGAAATTCCATATCTGCATCACCCCATGCACCGTATTTGATAGTGTCTTTCAATAGCTGCTGTTGTTCCTCTGTGAGAACTGATACTATTTCCTGTACTTGTTTAATTGTTGCTTCCATATCTTTTTGTTTTAATAAGTTAGTCATTATTGGGTGCATCTTTGAAGTTAAAGCAAAGCATACTCCAATGCTCAATATCTACTTTGAGATCCATTCCTGCCTCTTTGATAAGCTCCGTTGGGTCATAGCTGAAATACAAGTATTCTCCGCTGTAGTGAAAGCACATTTCGCCAGATACCAGAAAGGCGATAAGTTGGCTAATCTCTGAACGTGATCCGTAAACCACATAAACTATCTTTGCGCTCATAACCTTATTTCCTTAATATGTTATCCAATAACTCTTTATCGGCATCCCAAAGGTTATATCCTCTGGCAATCTTGCGCCTTAGATATTCCTTTTCGCCTATCATGGCGATTGCTTTTTCTCGCAAGTCTGACGCACTCCATTTTTCAGCCTGATCAATCAGGAAGTTTGCAAGGCTCTTACGCTCTTCGTACAGTTCACGAACCAGCACCGTTTTCACCTCAATCTCTCTTAGTGCATCCGGGTTTTCCACCCACAACTTACAGAACTGATCTTTGTCAAGGTCTGTTTTCATATAGCTTTCTTCTATCTTAGAGTAGCTATCATCTTGTACCTTTAATCCCGTTCTCTCTTCAAATTCTTTTTTAGTCATATCCGAAATCTTTTTAATGTTGCTATTCTTGTTATGTGTGTTCCTTAAACACAGTGCAAATATAGTGTGTTATTTGTAATATACCAAATAATTTGCGGAGATTTTTTCTGTAAAATTCTAACTTATTTTCTAACACACAGAAAATAAATACATTAACCAAGTAAATTTTCTGTGTTCTATGAACACATTTCTACGGAATTATTTTCTATATTTGCGCTGTAGAAGTCACATATTAACGGACTATAAATGCAATTCAAGTATGAATAAGAAACTCTTTGAAAAGGTCAAGGACTTGTGTAAGGACACTGGTCTATCGGAGAAGTACCTTAAAGCGATAACCGAAAAATTGGGTGGCAGCATTGAGGATGATTCGACCGATGATGCAGCGATTGAAACGACTGCAAACCTGATAGCTGACGTGGCTACTGAAAGTCAGGGAGAAGCTACCAGATGGGCAAACAAGAAAAAGGATGATTCAAAAAAAGGGAAAAAGGACGGAGAAGATGACGATCCAGACGATAAGGGCGGCAAAGGCTCTGGCGATGATCCCAACAAAAAGGATGATCCGAATGAGAAGCGGATTAAGGCTCTGGAAGAGAAGTTGGCTAAGTATGAGGCTGACGAAAACAAGGCAAAGCGAATGGCGGATATTAACGCTGCTATGGCAAAGCACAAGATTCCGGCTAAGTTCCGTGATCGCTTCGCCAAATCTATATCCGATGATGAGGATATAGAAGAGGCTGTAGCAAATCTCAAACAAGACTTCATTACGGCAGGTCTTGCGCCTGATGATTCAGAGGGTTCTAAAGCGGCAAGCGAAAAACAGATAGATGAAGCTGCTGATAGCTTGCTGGAATCAATCACTGTTAAATAAAATCGCAATGAAAAGGAAAAAGCACTCATTTACAGGGGAACGCCCGATATTTACGGGTAGCCCCTCTATTGTGCAAGGCGGTTTCAATCTGGATGTCACCAAACAGCGTTTCAATGTTGGCGACACTATCCCGGCTGGAACTCTTGCAATCTACGATGAGCAAACCCGGCTCGTTAGCGTGGTGAAAACCGCTAAGGTGGTGGAGGTGGATGGTGATGATAAGAAGATCGTTCGCTTGCTGGTGGATGAGTTTTTTGCTCCTTGCTTCGCTGTTGGCGATAAGGTGGCTAAGGCTGGTGCTATTTCTGGCACTTTTGCCGAAGCTGTTTCTATCTCCAAGATTGAGGCTAAGAACGAAAACTACATTATCACGCTTTCCAAAGAAATCACCGGGCTTGCTAAGGATGATGTACTGGTGGAGGTAGTGGATAAATCTTCCAATGCCGCTGAAATCGGTGAGGCTAACGCTGTAACTATCTACGATGTGGAGGTAAGCGAGTTTGAAACTGGCATTGATGTTTCGGCAGATACAATGCAATACGCAATGTATGAAAGGCGTGTTCCGCCTATCCCGGCAAGCCAGAAAGACACTACAGGGAAGTTCCTGAAAGCCAATCCGCACGTTAAACTCACTCAATCATTCTAAAGAAAGGAGGATAACGCATGAAATCAATTTATTCAAAATTCAAAGGTCTGTACAAGGATGGCAGACCCATTGACTTTCTGGCAACGTGGCGCAAGGCTTTCGATAAGGCTTCTGAAAGGGAAGTAGCCTTATTCCAGAAGATGTACTCCGATAACTGGTTCACCTACAATACCCCTCAAATGTCGCTGACAGCGGAGGGAATTATGGGCAAGTATCGGTTGCGCTTCATGGCTACGCTGCTTGCTGATGAATCACCTACCCCTCAAAGACGCTCTGACGGCTTCGATATTTGGACTAAGGAGATACCCCGTGTGGGTCACAAGTTCTTTATGCCAGCCCGTACCTATCGCAAGCTGATGGAAGTGTACGAGAATCCCCGTCTTTCGGAGGCTCAAAAGGTTAGGGAGATCGAAAAGACGCTCAAAGCGGATGTGCAGGATGCTTATCTGGGCTGCAAAGATGTCATGGACTTCATTGCGCTTATGGCATTCTCCAACTGGGGTGTTGCACAGTTCAAACCAGCTATCAACAATCCGGGTGGTAGGGAGTTTGAGATCGACTACAACATGGATGAGGCTAACAAGCTCGTTTCGGCTTTCAACTGGACTACGGCAAACACTAAGGCAGGCAAGTTAAGCCCCGTTCTGATGCTTGCTGCCATTTGTGCCGATCTCCGCCAAAGGGGAGTTGAGCCGGGCGAAATCCTTATGTCGCAGGATCTCTACTACTGGTTGCGTATGGATCAAACCACACGCTTGCTGGTGCATGGAAACGACAAACAGGCGCAGACCGTAACCAAAACCCAACTGGAAACTCTTTTGGGTGAAAACGAAATCCCGAACATTACGGTTGTCACCCGTAAGATGGGACAGGACAAGGACGGTAAGCGTGGATCTGTTGAGCCGTGGAATCACAACTTTATCTGTATCAAGCCAGCCGGAGTTATCGGTGAAATCCAGCCGTCTATTGAGGACAGCGAACTCATGGAAGAGGACGATGTGGACTACATGAACGCTGGTAACGGAATCCGTATCGCCAAGTGGCGTACTGGTGAATCCACTGGTCAGGTAGCAGGTGAAGTTACGCAAGGATCTGGACGCTTGCTGCCTATCATTACGGATATTAATGCCATTATCTGTATGCAGGTAAGAGGCATTTCCGAAAAGACGATCCCGGCAGATGCCAACGGAAACGAGCGTATGTATTGCACCAAGCAGGAGTTTGAGGGCATTGATGCTCTTATGGAGGGCTAAACTATGAAACTGGTAGTATTAAAGCCTTTCAGAGATAAGAATGATCACCAGACTATTTACAAGTCTGGCGATCTTCTTACCACAAACGACCTAAGCAGGGTAAACGACCTTGTGAAGCGTGGTATGTGTGAGATTACTTCTGTTGATGATGGGAATGATGAAAAGGCTGATGAGAAGAAGCCTGAAATAATCTCATTCCAGCAGAAAGAATACGGACTTGATGAGGTGAAAGCAGCACTTGAAGAAATCGGCAATCCAGCCGCAAAGAATGCCGGAGTAAAAGGCGTTTCCAAGAAGCTGGATGAACTGACGGAAGAGCAAGCCGCTTCACTCTCTGAAATTCTTAACAAGGAGGTCTAAAGATGGTAAATCTGACAAAATACGATGCTCTGATCGGTGAACTTGAACCGTACACCGTAAGCCCTATCACATTGAAAAAGGCTCTTGCTGATGCAAATGTGGGCGATCTGGATGCCGAATACGATGCGGAAGCCGATAGGAAACCTATTGCCATTGCCGCTATCAAGGTATTAAAGAAACTGGTTGTCCTTACGAGTGACAGCATGGGCAAATCCTCACAAGGATATGATGTGGATGAGCTAAAGAACCGTATCAAGGCTATTTGCAGTGAAAACGGTCTGGAAGTGTCGGATTTTGTGGAAATATCGTCTATCACGGACGGATCTAACAGGTGGTAGCCATGAGATATAACGGTACTTTCAAATACAAGGAGATTCAGGACGGGCAAAGAGATCCGAACACCGGATTTATTGTTTCAGAGCCTCAAACGGGCGACTGGATCAACGGTTGTGAGTGCCAGATAGAAACTTTCGTGCCAGCCAAACAGAAAATCGGTACGGACGGGCAAGTATTCACTTATACCTACGATGTACTTATACCGAAGTGCTTCAAAGGTACGCTGGATATTGCAACGCCAGTACAGATAACAAGCGAGGATGGCAAGGTGTCAGTTTTCGAGATTCAAGGCGTGGATAACCTTAACAGAAGATACATTGAGATATGGGGATAATTCCGACCAACAATCATAGCAGTGTCATTTCAAAGGCGGTGGCAGCGTTTCAAGTAAGGCTTGAAAACGCTACACTCTACCTTTTGAAGTTTCTTGGCGAAAGCCTTGTGAAGTACGCTAAGGAGAAGCACAGCTATACTGACAGGACGGGAAACCTCACAAACTCAATATCCTATGCGATAGTGCGTAACAAGAAACTGGAATACTTTAGTGAGGAAAACCAGCCTAACAATGAGGGGGCTAAAGCAAGCCTTAATGTGGCTATGCAGATGGCTAACAGCTTGCCGGATGCTTTCTCTCTCATTATAGTAGCCGGAATGAATTACGCAGCCTACGTTGAGGCTAAGGGGTACAATGTGATTCTGCCAGCGGAATTGAAAGCAAAAAAGGATTTTCCAGCCGCCATGAATACGCTTATGGCTAAAGCTAAGGCAAAGGCAAATGAATTATTCGGAGGTGTGTTATGATTACAACGGAAGAAATAGCGGTACGGGTGTATCAAATGCTGATGGAAAGTGAGGTAAAAACCATGATTACAGGCAGCATTGACTACGAGCGTAACGACTACAGCAAAGAAGATGTGATTATAGTACCCCATGCGATAGACGGTGAGGAATCCGTGCGTTTCGGGCAAATCAACGTAAACATTCATGTGCCGGACATAGTGAGCAAGCGCAAGAATCCACCCGTGTATAGGATAGACTACCAAAGACTGATAGCGATAAGGAAACAAGTGATTGCAGTGCTTCAGAACCACTACGAGAAAGGGAGCGGTTACAACTGGAATATCGGTTTGATCAATCCCCCTATCAAAGAGCCGGAACATAACGAACACTTTGTTTCTATCGCTTTAGAGATAACAGTAAGAGAAAAGAAGTTGAACCAATAAATTTTTACGACTATGCCAGTATATACAGCAATGGGCTTAAAGAAGATCTATGTAGCCGAAGCAAAAGAAGATGGCTCTATGCCAGCCAAAGGCACGGATTGGTTAGATCTTGGCGATGTGTATCAGGACACTTGTCAGCTTGTGGATTCCGACCCGGAAACCACCGTACATAAGTCTGAAACTTCCAACAGGAAACTTACACAGGTAGGCGAAACCGAAACAACGGTAAACCTTTCTCTGATGGATCCTGATCTGGAATTGCTTTCAAGATACTTCGGTGGTACTATCTCTGGGCAGAAAGGATCAAGGAAATGGACACGACCGAAGAAGTTGCCTTACAAAGAATGGGCGATTTGGCAGCAGCCCGAAGAGGGTATTTTCGTTGGATGCGCCAATGTCCGTATCATTCCGAAGTTTGAGATTACTTACTCAAAGACGGGTATCTGCCTTGTTCCTCTGACTATCCAGTATCAAGCGGAGTTACAGGTTGATGAGGCAATGACCGACCCGACTAAAGCGTAATCCTGATGCTTAAATGTAACAGGAAAGCCTCCTGCAAACAACGTAGGGGGCTTTCTTTTTAACAGCAACGTATATGGAAGAGAAGCCCAAAGAACTAACAAGAGAACAACAGCTTGAAATAGAAGAGCAAGCAATACAGGCACTAATTCAGATGGGAGTTAAATTCTCCGTGCCTTTGAAGATTAACCCGGTAAAGCCTCCTAAGTGGGTACGCTGGTGGAACAAACATTTCCCTAACCATGTCAAGGTATGGCATGACAGGCGGATTCCGAAAGATTGGAATGTTTCTGTGATGGAATTGCCGGACACCGATAAGGGAAAGATGGTTGAGGTGTATATGCGCCAGTTCCATATAAAGCCGCTCTATCTGGGTACTATTGACTATTTGAGGAAACTGTACCTACAAATAGAACTCAATGAGGAAAAGATACAGGAACAGCCCACGCAAGAGGCTAAGAAGTATTTCAAGTACATTTCCCTCATGGCAGAGATAGCCGCAGTTGCAGTAATCAACAACGGCTCAATCACCAATCCCGTAAGCAAACAGACAAAGATACTCCGTGACTTCTTCATTGAGCATCTGACCGTACCACGCTTGAAGCAGCTTGCCGATGTGATAAGCCAGATGATGAATGCCGGGGGTTTTACGTCCTCTATCATATCAATCAGGGAAGTAGGGACAACGAAACCGAAGAGCAGAGCGGATATGATAGAGTAACAGGGCTAAACAGCCCGTGGGGTAATCGTGCGGAATTGCTGAAACTATTCGGCTGGAGCTATGATTACTTGCTCTGGGGTATCTCTTGGATGAATGTAGAGATCATGTTGGCAGATATGGCAAAGACTAAGCCGATGCCGAAAACAGAAACGGATGAGAACGGGTTGCCGAAACCACCGCAGGGAGGCAAGGTTATCCATAGGGAACTCAAAACGAAAGAAGATATTAAGAACTATGTCAAAGGTTTAATTTAGTATGGAAAATATAGGTGGAGCATTAGCATTCAAAGCCACTCTTGATATAGATGATTTCAAGGTATCAAGCGAAGCGATGGGGCGTTATATCAAAAACGCTTCTGATAATGCCGTGCTGGAAGCAAACCGCATGGAGCAATCGTTTCTGACCTTTGCGCAAAACGGAGCGAGATATATTGTTTCCTACCTTGTTGGGCAAGGAATGATGAGCCTTGTGCAAAGCATAGTGCAAGTGCGTGGGCAGTTCCAGCAACTTGAACTGGCTTTCAATACCATGTTGAGAAGTACCGAAAAATCACAGGTGCTTATGTCGCAACTGGTAGATACAGCCGCCAGAACTCCGTTTGACCTTACCAGCATAGCGCAAGGAGCAAAACAGATGCTTGCTTTCGGCTCGAATGTGGAAAGCGTGGTAGATGAGATCGTGATGCTTGGAAACGTGGCTTCTGGTGTGAGTGCGCCACTTGGCGATCTTATCTATCTGTATGGAACATTGAGATCGCAAGGCAGGGCATACACGGTGGATATTCGCCAGTTTGCCGGGCGTGGTATTCCTATCTATGAAGAGTTGGGAAAGGTGCTTAACGCAGACAGGCAGGAACTGAACAAGCTGGTAACGGAGGGTAAAGTTGGATTCCCGGAAGTTGAAAAGGCATTTAAGAACATGACCAGTGAGGGCGGTATTTACTTCAACCTCATGCAAGAGCAAAGCAAGTCGCTTACTGGTATGCTTTCCAACTTGGGCGATGCTTGGGATAGTGCGCTCAACAAGATCGGACAGGATAATCAGGATTTGTTCACTGGGGCTATTCAGGGTGCGATAGACCTTGTGGAGAATATGGATCAGATTATCCGTATCGTACAGGCTGTTACCATTGCTTACGGAAGCTATAAGGCGGCAATCGTGTTGAATACCCTTGCAACTAAGGGCTACACGGGTGTTGCCATGATAGACAATACCGTTAAGCAGGCTAAGATCGCCCTACTGAAAGCGGAAGCCAACATAACGGGACAAACAGCAGCCCAAACAAAGGCTATGACAGCCGCACAACAGGCTCATGTTGCCGCCTTGCAAAAGGAGCTTACAGCGGAAGAGCAAGCCAATCTGGTAAAGAAACTCCGCATTGCCACCATACAGCAGTTATTGACAGCCCAACAGCAGGAGTACTTATCAAACCTTAACCTTACCACCTCTTCTGCCAATTATGAGGCAGTGGCTACATCTGTATTGACGGTTGAGCAAAGGGAGGCACTTAGCAAAACCGACCTATCGGCTAAGAGTGCCGTATATCGTGCCGCTCTGGAGCAAGAAGTGGCAGCGAAGCAAAGGAACAATGCCGCCACTCTGGAGGCTATGCGTACCGATGTCAAGGCGGCAGCACAAAAGATGGAATCCGCCAAACAAACGGCTGTTTCTGCCATGCAAGCAACCGAAATGGCACGGTATGAATTGTATTGGGCAAGGCAAGCCGGGGATGCCACCAGAATTGCAACGGCTGAAAAGAAACTGGAGGCAGCACAGGACAACCAGAGTGCCGCCAGAAAAGCCGCATTAGCCGCTCAAACGGACTTATACACCAAACGCAAGCAGTTGGAGGCTACAGCCACAAAACAGGCTACAGCCGCTTCTGTTGCGGACACAGCGGCAAAGACTACACAGGGGGCTGTTACGACTGCATTAACATCAATCACGAAGAAAGCCACCCTTGCAATGAAAGCTCTTTGGGCTTCCATGAAGAGCAATCCTATCGGGTGGATTCTTTCACTGGTTGGAATGCTGGTTAGTGCGCTCACATTGTTCAAAAGCTCCGAAGAGGAAGCCACCGATGCAATGGGAGAATTTCAGGACACCACCAAAAAGCAGATTGATAATCTGGATTTGCTGTTTGCCATTCTCCGCAACACAGAGAAAGGTACAAAAACGCATGGTGATGCCATTCGCAAGGTGAATGCGATTTGCAAGGAGTATAACAAAACCTTGCTGGATGAGAATGCCACCATTGATGAGCAAAAGTTGAAGTATGCAGAACTGACAGCCGCAATCCAGCAGACTACAGCCGAGAAGATCAAGGCTAAGTATGTCGAGCAGGAACTACAGGAATATCTGGAGAAGTCGGATGAAAACTATGCAAACTTCATAAAGAATCTGGGGAGTGCAAGCTATGATACTGGAAAGACAAGGACGGTAACGAACCGTAGCACTGGTGGAGATTCATACGAAGTTCCGATATATGAAGCCTCTGAAAACATACGGAACATGGGAGGTGCTGTACAGGAAGCCATAAGAAGCCAGATTGAGGATAACGCAAAATTACTGGCTTCCATGTCCGGGGATGCTTTCACCAAGCAATACAATGATGTAGTAGCAAGCATATTGAACTCCACAAAGGCAGCGACAAAAGCCACCGATGCGGAGATAGCAGGATTCAAGGGTATAGTTGAATCCTACCTTACCTCACAGATCAACAAGGCTAAGGAAATGAACGAGGCTATTAACCAAGTTGATAATAGCCTTAGTGCCTATTTTGCCCCAAAGGATGCCACGCCAGTAACAGACAGCGTGGACTATGTAAGTATGTCCTTTGAAGAGCTTGATAAGAAGATACAGGAAACCCAAACACAAATTGATACGCTCAATGCAAAGAAAGTCAAGGTTGAGGCGGACACAACGGAACTACAGAGCCTTAAAAAGCTGATGGATGAGCTAACGGGCGCAAGGGACACCAAGACTGCCAACCTTAACACGGAATCTGGCATAAACGAGCGTATCAAGCAGCTAAAAGAAGAGCGTTCCAATGTGGTTATCAACAGTGCCAAATACAAGGAACTGACTAAAACCATAAACGGACTTGAAGCGAGGTTGCCAAAGACTTCCACCAAACAGGCTAATAATGCAGATCCTTTGAGAGATAAGCAACTGGAAGCGGATCGCAAGCTGGAAGAGGCACGGATCTCTATAATGGAAGATGGGTATGAGAAACGGAAAGCCTTGTTGGACTTACAGCATAAAGAGAATCTGGATCGCATAGACCGTGAGGAAAGGGAACTGGAGAAAGCCCGGAAAGCAGCCGGAAAAGGTGGATTGACTGCAACGGATCAAGAGGGATTCGATGAGAGAAGAAGCATTGAGAATACCAGCTATCAGAGGGAACAAAACAAGCTGTTTGACGGTGAAATTGCCTACAAGAAACAGCAGTATGAGTTGTATTTCCGCTGGGTAAGGAATCTGGGCGAAGATGTAGCGAACACACAGTTTGCAAACTTGCTGAAAGGCGGTGCTTCATTCAAACAATATCTGGAAAACCAGATTGCGGAAATGAACCAGAAGAAGCAAGCCGGAACACTGACAGAGGGCGAGGGAAACCACCTTATTTCCCTGAATATGCAATACGATGAGATCACGGGCGCAAAGTCCGCAATGGATCTTTTCAAGGAAAGTGTGACGGAAGCCATATCACAAGCCACCACGCTTGCCGAAAAGGTGCAAGCCATAGCAGATGCCAAAGAAAGGCTGGCAAATGGAAGTACTGGGCTTGTCGGTGCTGATGAGCAAGCAGAAGCAAGCCTATTCGTATCGGAGAAGCAGGCGGAAGCCGATAAGGAGATACAGGAAAAGATCCTTACCAACTATCGGAGTTATGAGGAACAAAAGAAAGCCATTCAGGATGAGTATGCGATGTTGCGCTCACAAGCCATTGCGCAAAACAATGAAGAGATACTGGCAAAACTGAATGAGGGCGAGAATGAGGCTCTTTCTGCCTTAAACGCTTCTTTCCTCATGCAGAGCGAAAGTTGGCGCAATCTGTTTACCGACTTGGATGCTTTGACCGTTGAGCAAATAGATAAGCTGGTTAAGGATATTCAGGATAAGATGAATACAGCCGACCTGAAACTGAATCCGGCAGACCTTAGCGCAGTTCTGGATAAACTGGATGAGGCAAAGAAGAAGATACTTGATGTGAACCCATTTAAGGCTCTTGGAAATTCACTTACACAGGTATTCAAGAAACAGCAGGACGGATCAAAGAAAACTTCAAAGCAGATAAAGACGGACTGGAGCAACCTTGCGGATGCAACCGAGGGCTGTTTCAACTTCGTAAATGATGCGATCAACAGTTGCGATGTTCTGGGCGATTTACTGGGTGAAACAGGAAAGTCCACTATTGCGATGATACAGGGTGTTGCCACCGCTGGTATAGCCATGTCAGCAGCCATAGCAACGGCAGAAAAAGGCTCCGTTATCCTTGCCGCCATATCCATTGCTTTACAGGCTATCCAGTGGATTGCCGGGCTGTTTAACAATGATGATGAACTGGAGGAAAGAATACAGAACATACAAATGGAAGTGGATGCGCTATCCAATGCCTTTGATAGACTGCAACACTCCTACGATCAGACTTTCTGGGTGTACAGCGATGAGGAAAGGGCGGCACATCAACAAAGGTTACAAGGTATTGAAGATGAAATAGCCGCTTTGGAGCAACAAAAGGTAGTCGCTCTACAAAGTTGGAATTTCGTAAAATATGCCCAACTGACAAAGCAGATAAAGGAACTCAAAAACGCTCTGGAGAAAGAACAAAACAACGGAGATATGTTTGAGATCTACGAATTGCAGAAACAGAATCTCCGGGAACAACAGGAACTCATTAAACAGCAGATACAAGCCGAAAAGGATAAAAAGGACACCGACAACAATAAGATTGCCGAATGGGAAGAAGCCATTAAGGACATTGACACGCAGATTGAGGATCTGGAGCGTGATATGCTTGAAACGCTTGCCGGAACTGATGTACAAACCGCCATAGATGATTTTGCCGATGCGCTGGTAGATGCCTATTGTCAAGGTGAGGATGCCGCAAAAGCATTGGGCGAAGTGACGAAAGAAACGCTGAAAAATGCGGTTGTGGAAGCTCTGAAACGCCAGTTCCTTGCAAAAGCCATTAATGATGCCGTGCTTTATCTTGGTGAAGCTATGCAAGACGGTGTACTTTCCGACTATGAAAAGAAACGGTTTGAGGAAATGGTTAAGGAGGGTGCGGATAAGTTCAATATGGCTCTGGAGGGTGTAGGTGACTGGATCAAGGATCAGACGGAAGAAGAAGAGGAATCCGATCCCCTTACTGGTGCTGTTACTTCTATGAGCGAGGAAACAGGCGGTGTGATTGCCGGGCGGTTGAATGCCTTTGTGATCAACCAAAGCGACCAGATAGCCATTATGAAGCAGAACATTATCTATCAGGCTCAAATAGCGCAGAACACAAAGGTAAGTGCGGATGAACTGACAGAGATTAAAGAAACCCTGAAAAGGATTGAGAACAAAGACAACTCATTACTATCACAAGGAATATCGTAATTATGGAACTGGTGCATCAAATCAAACAGGATGGAATAGCTAAGGGATTGTGCCGCTTGTGGCAAATGAAACTCAAACCAGATTTGGGTGTGGATTCCCTTGCTGGATTGTATATACGAGGGATAGACTTCTGCATAAAGAATGACTATCCAACACTGGACTTCATACGCAGGAACTTCAAAGGAAAGTGTGAGGCTTACGGTGTGTATGTGGATGATGAGGTGGTGGAGAAAAACAGGAAAGATGTAGTGCTGAACGGGGACTGCAAAGCGATGCTGGAGTATGACGGGTTTACCGTTTCCAACATCTATATCCGGCACAACTCCAAAGCCTCTGTAACTGTTGGCGATCATGCTATTGTGACCATTGACGTTTTCGATGATTCATACCTTGCTATCGCTGTGGCTGGCAGCGATGCAGAGGTGCTTGTGAATGTGTACGGTAATGCCACCGTTGAAACCGTTGGTGGAAGAGTTAAGATTATACGAACCAATAAAAAGACTTACTGATATGATAGACAATAATTTAATCCTCTACTTGCCTTTTGACGATCCGGACGGCAGCAAGGCATACGATTATTCATTAAGCAGGGCTGATGCAACGCTTTCTGACGGTGCTACATTCTCCAAAATAGCGAAGAGCGGTAAATCTTTGTCTATGAATGGTGCTGGTGAGTGCCAGACGGACAAGGCTATACCCCTAAGCGGAGATTTCACGCTGTGTTGCTATGTGTACCCGACAACAAACAAGCTGGGCTGGCTTCTGAACTTTGACGGAGTGGATAACTATCTGGAGCAATGGGTAAGCGTAATGCCTAACAACTGGTATTTCTTTGCCTTTGTGAAGTCCGGCAACACATTCGAGGTGTACCAGAACACAAGCCGGATCTTCAAAGATACCATATCCGGCAATCCGAAAGGTCTATCACTGAATGATGAGAGCCTTAACGGTACAAAGTCACTCATTGATGAGTTGCGTTTGTTCAATGTGGCTAAGTCTGCCACGGAGGTAATGAAGATGCAGGCAAATACCGATGTGGAATACTACATAGACGGAAAGAACACTAAAGACTTTGGCGTTTATGTTTCCGCTTCTTCCGGGCTTCTGGGTAGGTTGGAAAGGAAAGAAAGTCTGGAAGTGGATTGGGATAACTACCACGGAAAGGTTATTGACTTGAAACGACCACGATACAAGGAGCGCACGATCACGCTTGATTGCTTTATAGAGGCTTCCAGCCGATCGGAGTTTGTAAACTGGGTAAATCTCTTCATGGAACAATTCGACAAAGAGGGTACGGTACGCTTGAAATGCGAGTATGACGGTAAGGCAAAGCCTCTGGTGTATGAGGTGTATGTGCCTGATGAGGTTGATGTGGAAAAGACTTGGGGAACATACAACAACGATCTGATGGTTGGCACATTCTCTTTGAAGCTGGTAGAATGTGAGCCAGTGAAAAAAGTATTGCGCCATATCGGAAATGCCAACAGCAAGGCTACAATAACCGTTACCAGCACGAAGTTCCTTAATGTGTATTGGGGTGATGGAAGCCACACATTCAATGTGCATGGGACGGATGTAGCTTTGGAACACACTTATACCGAAGCCGGGGAATACGACATTATTGTTAGCGGTGTGATTGAGGATATAGAGGAATTTTCCACTAATGCGATCGTGATATGGGAGAAATTGAAGTAATCAAGCGCAAAGGCGGCACTATCCAGCTATTCAGCAGAGATCCGTTCTGTACGATAAAATCGGCAACGCAGAACATATCTCTGATGGGGGATGATAACATACAGTTGTCTATTATCTCCACTGAATTGCTGGACTTCGAGAAAGGCGATAAAATCATAGTGGGCGGTGAAGAGTACACTATCCGCACACGTGTAGCCCGTGAAATGAAAACGGATAGATACTTCCAGTATGATGTAGTATTCTATGGCGTGATGTATGAACTGATGAAAGCCCAATACAGGAATACGGACGAAAGCGGAAAATCTACTTCCATGACTTTTGACCTTACTTATTCCATTAGGGATTTCGTCAAGGTGATCATATACAATATGAACCGTGATTATCCGGGCTTGTGGGCTTTTGATGAAGCGAATTGCCCGGACACAGAGCCACGCACTATATCATTTTCACGGCAGAACTGCCTACAGGTGTTGCAATCGCTATGTAGCAAGGATAATTTCAAACTGGAGTTCCGTATCACTCAAAACAACGGAGTGCGCACGATCCATATAGGAAAGTTCGGAACAAAGGTTGTTCCACCAAGCGGAGCTGATTACTTCGAGTGGGGAAAAGGGGGTGGTTTGTACACCCTCAAAGATCAAAAGGTGGATGATAAAGCCATTATTACCCGTCTTTGGGTTGAGGGTGGAACTACCAACATACGGAGTGATTACAGGGACTATTCAGAACGCTTGCAACTGCCTTTCCCTAAGCGTATGAATAAGAATGAGCATACGTTGGCAGACGGTACTGTTATCCCGGCAAACAGCGAAATGATAGGTATTGATGATGATACCAAGCGATATATTGAGGATGCGGAACTGGCGCATGAGATAGGCAGCGAAGAGGATAGCGAGCAATACGATGATATTTTCCCGAAGCGTACAGGAAAGGTTACTGCCATTGTTGAGGATGATATAAACTCATTCGTTGATGATACAATGGATTTCGACCTTAACGAAAAGGACGATCAAGGGACAAAGTACCTTATCAATGGCGTAACGGCAAAAATCACATTCATAACAGGCAGGCTTGCCGGGCAACAGTTTGAGTTGAAGAAAGAGGGTGGATATGACCATTCGCAAAAGAAGTTCACGATCATACCTTTTACAGACAAACGAGGGCTGACAATACCGACAACCGACAATGAGGCTTTCCGCATTGAGGTTGGAAATACCTACAAGATCACAGACATAAATCTGCCAAAGTCCTATGAGGATAATGCGGAAGAAGATTTGTGGTATGCCGGGTATGATGATTTCAAGCCACGCACACAGTCCAGAGTGCAGTACGCTTTGACCTTTGATCGCTCCTATTTTCTGGAGAATATGCCGGATGATAGCGAAACCAGCGTGTTCAAGGTTGGGAACTATGTGCCAGTTCGTGATGTTCGTTTCGGTGTGGAGAAGAGCATAAGAATCCAGAAGATAAACCGTAACTTGCTTGTGGATCACGATTACAGCCTTACCCTATCCGACACTACCACCATATCCATAACCCAACAAACGGTGATGGATGTGATAGAGCATAACAAGATCATAGAGGCAAACCGACTGAAAGATTTGAGCAAGGCACGCAGGGGATGGCGCACAACGGAAGAGCTACGGAATATGGTGTATGACACGGACGGTTATTTTGACCCAGAAAACATACGACCAAATTCTATTGACACCAATATGCTTACCGTTGGATCGAAGAGCCAGCAGTTTGTTTTGATTGGTGTAGTGATGCAAGCCAATGTAAACGGCAATGCCAACAGGTTTGATGCTTCTTCTGGCATACTGGCACACCTTACCATAGACGAAACCACCATTAAGCAATGGACTTTAGGCGAATTGAGCGTTACCCTATCGGAGCAAGGCGGTTACTATGTGTTTGCGAAGTGCAGTAAGACTGGCACGAATGGCGTGTTTGTCGTTACGCAGACACCCTACAAGTTTGAGCCTACCGAAGATCCGAACAACTACTATTTCCAGATAGGTATCATTAGTTCCCTCTATCCTGATGATAATTTCCGTGACTTTGTAACCACCTACGGATTTACCCGTATCAATGGAAAGACTATCACGACTGGAGAGATTGTAACCAGCGATGGGGAGTGTTATTTGGATTTGGACGGTAACAGATTCAGGATAGGCGATGCAACCAGTTCTATAGATTGGAATGTTACAGCACGGAAGCAGCTTACATTGCACAATGTTCGCTTACTTAGTGATTCTGGCGATACTTCATTTATAGGCGTGTACCGTGGTGCATACAGGGATGATTATGTATATTACACAGGCGATGAGGTGAGCTACAGCAACGGTGCGGAAACTTGCACCTACCGATACATATACCCCAACCCAACAAAGGGCGTGAAGCCTACCAATTCGACTTATTGGGAAGTGGTAGCCAAAGGGCAACAGGGACAGAAAGGCGATGATGGTTTACCCGGTAAAGATGGATTGCCCGGAAAAACCACATACACTTGGATAAGGTATGCCGATGATGCAAACGGAAACGGTATCTCTGACAACCCTACAGGAAAGGGATTTATAGGCTTTGCGTATAACAAGGAAACAGCAACCGAAAGCAACGATCCAAAGGATTACAAGTGGTCTGACATTATGGGCAAAGACGGAGTGCCGGGCGAGCCGGGCGAAGATGGTAAAACGCTATACACTTGGATAGCCTACTCTGACAATGCCAACGGTGATCCGCTATACCAGCAACCGAAAGATTCAACGAAGTATATAGGTATCGCCACCAACAAGGAAACGGCTACTGAAAGCAATAACCCCAAAGATTATGTTTGGAGCAAATTTAAGGGTGATGATGGTTTGCCGGGCGTTCCGGGTGCTGACGGTAAGACACCGTATTTCCATATCAAATACTCTTCCGTACAGAAGCCAACCAGTGCCGAACAAATGACGGAAACACCGTCTGACTACATAGGTACTTATGTGGACTATACGCAAGAGGATAGCAAAGATCCGAACAAATACACATGGGCAAGATTCAAAGGCTTCAATGGTGAGGACGGATTACCGGGTGTAAATGGAGAAGATGGAAAGACTTCCTATCTGCATATCAAGTACAGCGATAACGGGGGATTGTCGTTCACTGCAAACAACGGTGAAGAGCCGGGCGCATACATTGGGCAATATGTGGACTTCATACAGAAAGACAGCGACAACCCTACGGATTACACTTGGAGCTTGATTAAGGGTGAAAGTGGTGCGGCTGGTAGCGATGCCACAACTGGAGAATACTATGAATACAGGTATGCCAAAAACGGATCGACTGTTGCGCCTCCGGCTTTGGATGCCGATGCTGAAAATCCGGCTGGTTGGAGTACGACAATGCCGACACTCGGCACGCTGGAATACTTGTGGTGTACAATGGCTAAGAAGTCCGGGCTATCGGATAAGAAAGCATTTGATATTCCCGTACAGCAAGGGGAAACGATACTTGCAGATATATCCGGGCATGGCGTATCTGGAGCGTTAAGAAATGGGGCTTCCGTTATTCAGGACGGTAGTAGGTATGCCGTTGATCTTAGCGAAAAAGCGGAGTGTCAGATAAACTGGGATTTTCCTTTTGGTCAAAGTTTCACGCTCTGTTTCTGGATGAAAACGGATCAGACGCTCATACGCTGGATGCTGAACGGCTACAATGGCAGGGACTATGTGGAGAAGAGCCTAACCGTATCAAAGAACACTTGGTTTCATGTTGCCTTGCGCTTCAATGGCAGAACGGTTTCTATCTTCATTAACGGCTCACTGGTGCAGACTGGCAGCATAAATGAAGAAGTGGTAGGCTTTTCTCTGTATGATGATAATATGTTTGGCTCTTCCGTCTATTATGATAACATAAGGCTGTATAACGGTGCTTTGTCGGCTACTGATATAGGCAAGGATCAGAGCGGAGCGAGCGACAAACTTGTACAGAACTGGTGTACACCTTTCCGTATCAATCCTTACGATGGAAAAGACGGCAAGGACGGTGTAGGCGTTACTTCCGTTGATGTGGAGTATGCTAAAAGCACTTCTAATAAAACAGCACCTACAAGCGGCTGGCAAACCACCGCTCCAACGTGGGAAGATGGCAAATATATCTGGTCAAGGACAAAAACCGTGCTTACAGATGGATCAACGGAGTACACTAAGGCTGTTTGTATCACAGGCGGCAAGGGTGCAACTGGATCACCGGGTTCTAATGGCGTGGGCGTGAAATCCATTGTGGAGCAATACTACCTATCAAGCAGCCCTACTTCGCAATCTGGCGGCTCATGGAGTACCACCAGACCGACTTGGAAAGACGGCTGGTATATCTGGACGAGATCCGTTATCACTTACACCAACGGCACTTCTACCACTACTTCGCCTATCTGTGTGACAGGTGGAAAGGGAGAAACTGGTGATAAGGGTGATCCGGGTGAAAAAGGCGATCAAGGAGAAAGCCCGGCAGCGGTATATCAAGGCACATACAGCAGTTCCAAAACCTACTATGGTACAAAGTACAGGCTTGATGTAGTGAAGTACAACGGTATTTTCTATATCGCCCGTATTGATGCCGGAACTTTTTCGGGTGTCGTGCCTACCAATACAAGCAAGTGGAATCCTTTCGGTGCGCAATTCGAGAGCGTGGCTACCAACTTGCTTCTGGCTGAAAATGCCAACATAGCAGGATGGGTATTCAGAAACAACCGACTGGAGGCACAGAATGGTAGTATATATCTGGACGGTGTGAACGGAGAAGTACGTTTGCAGGGAACAATGCAGTTATCTACTGGCTGGTCTGGTGTTTTCTCTGATGTGAATATATTCTATCTTCCAGCGACAACAGGCTTAAAAACTATATCTATGGGGCAAGATATGGATGATATTGGTAAAGTGTGCCGACTGTACAACAGTGGAGAATATGGTCAAGGCAATTACCAAATTGGAGTATATAGTTTTACAGCAGAGGCAGGATTTTCAAGTAGCGTTCTTGATTATTACGCCTTAGTAAGACCTCAAGAAATAGTAGAAATGACTTGTTTTGAATTGCCCGGATCAACATCAACGGTAAGAAAAGGAAGATGGGAAATAACAAGCCGTTTCGCATGGACTGATTTTGTTACCTCTGGAGCAAAAGGCAGACATCCTCTTATACTGGCAATAGGCAGGATTAGTGGAACTAATTCAGGAGCTTCGATAAGCGGAACTTGGTGGGATGGAAAGTCTATCACTTCCATTCTTTCGGTATCAAGACAAGCAGAGGGTAAATATAGGGTTTCATTTTCGAGTTCCAATATACCCTCTGGATATAGGGTGATGCTAACTGGATATGGAACTGTGTATAACAGCTCTGATTCACCAGTAAAGGGTACTATTATGGCTCTTTCAACAACATATTTCGATGTTTGGACTTCTGACGATTCAACAAGGAATGACGGAAGTTGTGAGTTTATAATCTTAGCTCCAGAATGGCAATACAAATTTTGATAGTATAACTATGAACTGGCTAAAAGAGAGCAACAGGACAAAGCATTTGGTGTATGCTATACCATGTGCGTTTTTGCTGACGATTCTGTTTGTGGCAGGATTGGCGGCTGGTATGGAGTTTAAGGATCGTGCCTACGGTGGCAAATGGGACTGGCTGGATCTCATTGCCACGCTGTTAGGCGGCTTGGTAGGTCAAATCTTGCAAGCCTTAGTAATCTATCTTATATGGAAAGGAGGTGTATAATGGTTTGAGGGCATATTTTTTCGTCTAAAAGTGTGTTTGAGGAACACATAAATAAGTATATTTGCAGTTAGAAATTAACTTGGTGAATTATGGATAATGATATGTACAGCCTTAGAGTGTTAGCCAAAGGGCAAGTATCGGATCTTAGCAAGGGATTCAATCTTGGCGGCAAGCCGTTTTCGGTCTATGTGCGTAGCAAGAGCGCAACGGAAATGGCTACCGATACGCTTCTGAATTGCAAGCTGATCTGTGATACTTCGTTTGGCAACATACCAGTACCAGTTGGCGACTGGACACCAGCGGCTATAGTGGAGATTGCCCCAAACGCTATAGACTTGCAGAAGTATGAGATTTATTGGGGTGCAGGTGAAATCATTAGAAACAACTGATATGGGACTTTTGTTAGGTAGCGGTAACACGAAACCGCAATATCCGTATGATATGTGGTACGGAATAGAGGGAGATTTTACAAGCCGTGATTACAAGCTCAAAAGAGTTGGTAATCTGGACTTGCACAAGACGCTTCCGATTCAGGCGAAACTGAAACGCTTCGTTGAGAATCCGGACGGATCGGTAAAATACTACTTGCATCCGAATGACAGCCGTAAGAAAGACAGCGGTGCTGCCGCTGTGATTGACAGCACGGACGGTAATGTGATGCTGGAGAAGCCGGAGTATTATTTCAGGCTGGAGATTGAGGGTACAAAGTGGATTCGTGCCTACTCTGAATATCCTTTGCCGGGCTTTATCAAAATGGAGCGTAAAACGGTTTCTCCGTGGTTTGCCACTATCAAGATTGATACGAATGAAGCTGTTTCCGGCTGTTTCCTCACTTGGGATGGTGACAATATCGCCCGTGATACAAGCGGATTTGTGAAGCTAACTGCCAACGCTGCCAACTACAGGGGTGGTTCTGGTGCTGGCGATGCTGCCAAAGATGGTACATACAACTCGCAGCTTGGAATGGCTCGCACTTCCATTTCAAAGGCTACAGCCCGTGCCGCTTGCAAGAACGGTACTCATTTGGGCGTTTACCGTGTGTACAATGAAATTGCATGGTTGCAAAGACTGGAGTATGCTTCTTTGCATTGTCAGGATGCCTATAATGAAGCCTTAACATCAGAAGGTTATCATCAAGGCGGACTTAGCAACGGTACGGCTGTGAATGGTACAGAGTGGAACACGTGGGGAGGTTATAAGCCTTTTATCCCGTGCGGTGTTACTGCAACTCTTGGCAACAACACTGGCAGGGTCGCTTATGTGATCAAGGGATGGACTGGTGGCGACAAGACTGTACAGGTCACTTCTTACCGTGGATTGGAGTGCCCGTTTGAATACTTGTGGCATTTGGCAGATGATGTGCTTATCTGGCACAAATCGGATGTTTCCATTGCGTATGTATGTGAAGATCCTACTAAGTTCACTTCGCACTCTGATAGTGCCGCTACCGTTCCAGATGGATATGAGGCTATCACAGAGCTTCCACGCACGGATGGCTACATTCTTCAATTCGCACATTCAAGCAAAGGATATGCTTTCCCGGAAACAGTCGGTGGTGCTTCAAATGCCGGAGGCTGTGATTACTTCTACACTTGTGTAGATGATGCTAATTGGGCTTCTCCGGGCTGGTATGGTGCTCTGTTCGGTGGTCTTGCGCGTGCTGGGGCGGTTGCGGGCTTCGGTTCTCTGAGTGCGGATTATCGTTCCTCGTACTCGACTGCGCACATTGGTTTCCGCTTGTGCCGTTTTTGACGGACTGCAAAGCGGCGGTACACGGGGCTTTTTTGTGAACGTGAATTGACATGAAAATAGAAAGGTTGATGGTGATAGGTGGTGCTCTGTTCGGTGGTAATGCGAATAATGGGGCGAATGCGGGCTTCGGTTATCTGAATGCGAATAATCGTTCCTCGAACTCGAATGCGAACATTGGTTTCCGCTTTTACCGTGGTTTCAACTTTATAAGATATAACTGTGATCACCATGACCTTACCACACAGGGGTTATCGGCACTGCTGGTAGCTGGTAAAAAAGTACGAATTAAAACGGTGTTAGTAAGTAATTGAACGCTCCGATTTAGACCAACGGCACAATGGGCTTGATAAAAACTGAATACGGCTTATGCTATAGTAGCGATACGATGTTTAATGATTATCGTGATATGGAGGATTGCGGATATTATATTGGCGATACAGGAAAGCTATATGCTTCACAAAGTAAGAAGCTAAAGAATATCTATCACCTTATATACGAATCTGAAAACCTCGTTAGGGCGCAATATAATGCACAGAAAGGAAAGGGCGATCGTACAGAGATACGCAAATTCAATGACAACATTATAGAGCGTCTTACGCTCTTGTATGAGCAACTTAGGCACATGACATACAAGCCGGGTGAATACAAGACAAAGACTATATATGAGCCAAAAGAGAGGGTGATTATGATCGCTCCTTTCTTTCCAGACAGGATAGTCCACCATTGCGTTATCAATGTGCTTGGGCAACATTGGACGCACATATTCACATCAAATACCTATGCTTGCATTAAAGGCAGAGGGGTACATAAGTGCATGGAAGATCTTCACCGTGATATGATGATGGATAAGAAAGGCACTAAGTATTGCTTGAAGATAGATGTAAGAAAGTATTTCGACAATGTGGATCACGCATCAATGAAAAGAATAATCCGCTATACCATTGCGGATGATCAGATGCTTTGGCTGTTGGATAGCATTATAGATAGCAACGGTAAAACAATCGGTTTGCCAATAGGCAATTATACAAGTCAGTACCTTGCCAACCTATACCTCGCTTACTTCGATCACTGGGTAAAAGAAGATTTGGCAAAAATGGTTATGGCAAAATACGGAGTGAAGATATACTATTACCGATACATGGATGATATAGTAGTTCTTTGCTCCAACAAGGAAGCACTGCATTTCATACTTGACATGATGGGGCTTTACTTGGCAACGGAACTGAAACTGGAGATAAAACCGAACTGGCAGATCTTCCCGGTCGATGATCGTTGTATTGACTATGTTGGTTTCAAACAGAATCACTACGGTATATTGCTCCGAAAGGGCATACTTATGAGGTTCTATAAGAAACTTAACAAGGTGAAGAAGAGATACGAGATCAAAGACATTAACGATGTAAAACACCTCTTTCCGTCTGAATACGGCTGGGTAATCAGATGCTCGGAGGAACACAGTAAATTCATATTTAATAAATGTTTGAACAATGGAAACAACAACATTAGCTATCGGTTTGCTGGCTGACGAAAAGCCGGAAGTTATCTATGACCTGTACAACGGGCAAGGTACATTCCTGTATAACCATAATATCAAGGAAGTATCGGTAATCAAGGAACAAGAGGGTGGTATTACTATCACCACGGACGATGACGAAAATGCCACTGGAAAGATGTTCCAGTATGACAGCGTGAGGGTGGAATACCCCAAAACAGCGGACAACATTTTCAGCACTTTGCTCACTGCAAAATATCCGGCAAAGACGGAAAGCAAGCTGATAAATGAGTATCAATCCGCAGTGCTTGGTTTGCTTGATGAGGACTACAAGAAGCCTTATGAGGATTTCTTGAAAGATCGTCTGGCTATCCGTTCCATGATTGATGCCGATGCTGAAACATACAACATTCCAACCGACTTGTAATATGATTGAAGATTTTGAAGATGAGCTGGATTCCAACGCTGGAGATAGTGATCTGTTTGATTGCGAATACTCCAGCGTGGATGCCCTAATTAATGAAGTGATCGTATTCACTGGCGTAAAGTCTGATGTGCAGACAGAGAACGGAACGAGAACGCTTGTTGCTTTTGGTGAGGGTGCAGGAAGATCCGCATTTTTCACCGATAGCAAGAGGCTGAAAGATGTGGTTTGCAATCCAAACCGAACATTCCCATTCCGTGCTATCATTAAGGTAGTGCGCTTTGGAAATAACACTGGATTCAAGTTCTTTTCTCCGAAGTCAAAGATCACGCAAGAGGATAAGGATAACTTCGAGTATTACAAACGTAACAAGTATAGAAGAAAAAGGTAATGAATGACTGGAAAGAAATTTTACTTGCCTTTGCCTCCGTAGTAACAGCACTTGGCGGATTGGAGTTCTTAAAGTATCTCCTTAACAGGAAAAATATAAACCGTGTTACAGCGGCAGATGCTTTTAAGGCGGAATATAAGTCTATCATTGAGGATTACCATAGGGTAAGAAAAGAGGTAGATGATGCAAAAAGGGAAATTTCATCTCTGAACGAGAAAGTGGATGAGCTATACAGGCAAGTACGCTCACTTGAAAATGAGAGGCTGGATCTGATCAAGAGAAATGCGGAGTTGGAACTTGCGCTAAGAGAGGCACGACACAATGAATGTGTCAGACCTGATGATGAGTGCTTTAAGGGTAGGCTACCTAAAAGGACTTATTGCCGATTGAAAAAACTTGCCTCTGGAGATTATGATGCTTTCTATGAAGATTATGATATAACTGAAAACAAGAAGAGCAATGCAGAGAATAAGGATAGCGGAGTATCTAAAAAGTCTGATAAGGGCTAATACGCTTGATAGTAGCAAATCCTTTGCGCTTGTACTATCAATTCTGGTAGGTGCGTTTATCGGGCTGTGTGTCGGATTTTGCCTTATATGGGATGTATGCACCAACGGCTATCTAAAAACAGATCTTGATGCTCTTGGAGTATTCATGCTCTGTATCGGTGGTTTCATGGCTGGCGGTGGAATAAATAAAGCAATTAGTGAACGAAGCAAAAAAGGAAAGGAACAAAACAATGTTGGTACTGATTGATAACGGGCACGGTGAAAATACACCGGGCAAAAGATCTCCAAAATGGGCTGATGGCTCACAGTTGTTTGAATGGCAGTATGCCAGAGAAGTAGCAAACGCTGTATATAACCAGCTTATCGCAAAAGGTGTGGATTGCGAGTTACTGGTTAAGGAAAGTGTAGATGTACCGCTGGCAGAGAGAGCCAGAAGAGCCAATGAAGCGGCTGCAAAACATGGTAAGAGCAAGACTATCCTTGTATCTATCCATGTAAACGCTTCCAATGGAAAGGGTACAGGCTGGGAGATACACACCTATCCCGGAAAAACAAAAGCCGATGATCTTGCGCAGATCTTCTGGGACACCGCAAAAGAAATGTTCGGTAATGACTGGAAGATCCGTGGTGACTGGAGCGATGGGGACGGTGATTGGGAAAGCAATTTCTACATTCTCCGAAAAACCACTTGCCCGGCTGTACTTACAGAAAACTTCTTCATGGATAACGAAAGGGATTGCAAGTTTCTTCTTTCCCCGGAGGGCAAGGCGGCTGTTGTGAAACTTCATGTGGATTCAATAACCAAATACATTGAGAAGTATGCGTAAGTATGTAATCATAGCGTTTGCCGTTCTTTTGGCGGCAACCGCTTTCCTATCCTACCGTGTCCGATCGCTCCAGTCGGAGCGTGACAGACTACAGAACAACCAGACAGCACTGCTGGAGGATGTAGCCTACTACAAGACAGAATCCGGCAAGTATGCCGCATCCGTTCAATCATTGGAGTTGTCTAAGTCGGAGCTACAGAAACATTGCGATGAGCTTGTTAAGACGGTTGAGGATCTCAATGTGAAGATAAAGCGCATCCAGTCTGTTTCAACGACTGCAACGAAAACGGAAGTGCCGATAAAGACGGAAGTACGGGATAGCATAGTTTACCGTGTGCCGGATAGTTTGAAGTTGCTTCCAGTTCGCCCTACCTTGATAGACACATTGAAAAGGATCACATTCAAAGATCCGTGGGTTGAGCTTGACGGTACTATTGACAAAGGTATGTTTACTGGCAGGATTCAAACAGTAGATACGCTCATTCAGGTAGTACATAGAGTGCCGCATCAATGGTGGTTCTTCAAATGGGGGACAAAAGCCATAAGGCAGGAGATAAGAAGCTCCAGCCCGTACACAAAGATAGTTTACTCTGAATACATAGAGTTGAAACGAAAGAAGAAGAAATAA